CAAGGATCGTATTCTCCTGGCGGCCAAGGATCGTATTCTCCTGGCGGCCAAGGATCGTATTCTCCTGGCGACCAAGGATCGTATTCTCCTGGCGGCCAAGGATCGTATTCTCCTGGCGGCCAAGGATCATATTCTCCTGGCGGCCAAGGATCGTATCGCCCTGTCCCCCAACCCCCAGTTGGGACTGCAGGTAAATCAACATATATTGTTCAAGTATCTGGTGAATCCATACCTGATATATCAACACTGCAATCTGCCGTTTCTTCTATTGCGCGTGCCCCTGCAACACCTGTAAATGCCCCGCGCACAGCAGATGGAAATGTAATCCCCCCCTATAACCCTGAAGCATATGTATCAGCTCAACATATGAGTGGGGATAGAGATTCTGAGCATGGATCAGACGGATTTTCTTGGGGAGAGCTCATGACAAATCCAGGCAAAGCATTTGTGGTAAAACCTGGACAACCGCATGTTCTCCCTTTCCTCGCACCAGGAACAACCGCCCAAGGTAATAAAGATGGATTTCCATTTGTAGATACGGCAATACCAACGGGTGATAATGGTATAAGAGTTGTTCGCACGGGAGGCATGATAACCGACCCATCCGTGAAAAATGTGATATCTGCTCAGCAAAAGGAAGCGGTTACAGAATTATTAATGCAAGGACCAGCTGGCTTCGCACAACTAATTGCGGATGCCCGTCGCGCAAAATCGGATTCAGAAGCCGATTCGGAAAAATGGGCGCGCAGTGTAGCCTCGATAAAATCGGCACTATCAGATGCAAACTTTCGTGACAGGGACAGATTAAGACTTGCATATGACACATTTAAATCGATTTATGATGCCGAAATTAAATCAAATAGAGATCTTACATCACTTGTGGCCCAACTACAAGATGCAATGCAGGAAGCTATTCGAACTGCATCGAGTGACATGGCAGCGGCGGCGGCAGTTGGCGGTCGTAGAATAAAATCTCACAAACGGCGTAACGTTAAAAAAAGACGTCACGGCGTTTCTATAAAAACACAACGTCGTCGTTAATGACGACTGAGTATTTCAAAAGATAATAATAAAAACATGCCAGTTCCCACAAACATGAGTATCTCTGTTTGCGAGTTCTGTAGTTTCTTCTTTTCCAAGTTTTCCAGGCGACCCACTAGATCATTAATACGACGTAATAAAACATCTCTATCATCATTATTCCCCTTTTTTTCAGGATTTACAGGGGCATTCTGTTCATGCAGGAGGGGGGTCTTGGGTGTAACATGCGTTTCCTTCTGTTCAGCATTCATCGACCATCCCGGAGGCTTACGTTCGACATTATCCGGCACATAAGCTGTATAGTTTGCCGCCGCTGTCATTGGCTTCCATGCGTCCTCCAGATTTGGATCCGGTAAATTAACATGCCCGGCCTTTTCAACACCCTTTAGATCGAATGTCTTTGAAAAATCGGGTTCTAGCATATAGTTTGGATTGTCTCCTCCAATAGCACTAAAACTCGAGAAACCATCGCTATCCTCCTCGGGATTATTTCCAAAATATGAGGGTGTTCCAGTCTCGGAAAAAAGACAGCTGGCTTTCGGTAATACAGGGATGTTGGTCGCCTTTGTATAATCTTTATACTCATCCTGGCTCATGCTCTCAACCGTCTCCATTCGCTTTACACCCGGCCTGTCGGGATCTGTCGGAGAAGGCGTATTTGCCTCGGAGTATTTCAGGCTCGGCCCTTTGAGCTTTTTAGCCAGCTTCCTAGCAGCTCGCCGTTCTTCTTTAGTTGGTTTAGCATCTGTTCCACCCACATACGGAAATCCAGAGCCTGTCTGCCATTCCTTATGAACTGATCCGGTATCAAAGTTTGGAAATGCATCTTCTAATGAACAGAGGTCCATGCCCCTCACTCTGATTTCATGCTAGGAAATCTTGTTTGCCTCCGAATGATGTGCGCCCTCAGAAGAGAAGAATGCCGCCCCCCACACCACTAGTTATGAGCGGCGGCGCACGGGAACAGATGATAGATGTTGTGAAAAAGTATGCACAACCCCTCAATATGTATATCGGGATACTCCTTGTTCTCGGAATCATTTATGTTGGGCGTATTCCTAAAACAATTACCTTCCGAGCAAATACATTTTTAGGACGTAGCGCCCTTTTTGCGCTCACGATATTTATAGCCGAGGCGTATTCTTGGAACTATGCTCTTTTAATGGCCCTTTTCAGTGTTCTCATTATCGCAGTAGCTCCCCGGACTTTCCGTGAATCTTTTCAAAACACATCATTGGCGGGAAGTTCAGAAGATACAGATGTAAAAATGGTAACAGAAAAAAACATGTGGTTAGTTGAAAAAATACTTAAAGAGAATCCCCTGGGCATTGAGGGGAGTAATGTAAAAACAGCTGCAATCCAAGATAATGGAAACGACAGCCCGAATTCCACAACTAGTTCAAGATAATCTGATATCACGGTAGGAATGCAGGTCATAAAGGGTCTTATAAAGAATAGCACAAAGCTTGAAGGCTATTTAAAAATCATGGTTATGCTATTTTTTCTAGGTTGGAATATCATAGAAGGGGCTGTTTTCGAAAACGAATACCCCTATATCTTTGTGAAGTTATATTCCACACCTATTTGGCGTCTATTACTGCTTATTGCGCTTGTGGCTGGTTCTATGTGGGATCCTTATGTGGGCCTAATGATGGCATTCGCCACATTCTTTTATGTCATGGATATGGAAGTCACAATGGATAAGTGGCGATGATTTTTAACTTCGCATAACACGGTAGAATGAGTATGCCGCCGCCGCCTCCACAGGCGCAGGGGGCAGGTCCAATAAATCCACTAGAAGCAATGATAAACAGTGCAAATACGAATACGTATCTTATTGGTCTCAGTATGATATTACTGAATTTGGGCGGTAGGCATTTAGCGCCCAGTCTTACCGGTGAGCAGGATAAGTTTTTTCAAGCTCAATGGGTTCGGCGTGCAATGTTATTCGTTGTGGTCTTTGTCGCCACGCGTAACATATTTACGGCCCTGTGGCTAAGTGTAGGGCTTATACTTATTATCGGATACCTTCTGAATGAACATAGCCAGCTGTATCTTTTTGGGGAACCTCAGCCGCTTCCGGAAAATACTAGCGCACCTCCTGCGGTTGGCCTTACTCCGGAAGAACAAGAGATATACAAGCGGCTACACGACAAGGCAAACAGGAATGCATCTGCCGATCAACTCAAAAGGAAGGAAAAGAAGGAAGATCCTGCAAGTAACATGCTCACCTGGTATAAGGAAAACATGGGAACTCTTCAGCAGATTATCAACTAGACTCTTTTGCGGCTTTACAAAAGCACATGAAGAGCTTATACGTTCAGACTGATAGTATTGCCTACTGCCGCACGACGACGACGGCCGCGACCACCCGCCCGCGACTCGGTCGTGCTACCAATATCGTCGCCCGATGCCATACTCTGGATCTCAATCGCTGCGGCCATCGCCGGCTGCTGGGGGCTGGCCGGCACCTCTGGAAATGCGGTACCCTCCATCGACTCATTGCGACGGGCCTCTGCAAACGACTGCAGAATATCATCCACGCCAGATGGACCCCGCATTTCACGGCGCGCCGTCTGACGAGAAGGTTCCATGGACGCCACGGCCTGGGGCGCCTGTCCTAGCGGCTGGCCACCCATAGACTGCTGGAAATTCACCTCAGCTCGCGCACGTGCCTGCGCCTCCGCCGCCGCCTGTGCAGCCGCCTGCGCCGAAGAACCAAAGAAACCGCCACCACCCCCGCCCACAGGCGCACCCTGCGGCTGTTGCTGCGCACCACCCATCGCCATATTCATAAAGTTTCCAAACCCAGGACCTGCCTGATTCGCCGCCGCCGCCGCAAACTGTTTCGCCAAATCCGGATTATTCTTCAGAATATCATCCGCCGATACAGAGGCCATGCGTGACTTCAGGAACGTATTACTCACGTGGCACATGAAACCACTGCCGGCCAGCGCCATGACCAGACGCGCCTCAGGCGGCATCTTGCCGCGCTCCTTGTATTTGTCATACAACTCCTCAAAGATCTCATCAAAATCCTCCACATTCTCATGCACAGCCTCAGACCATCCGTCAAGCTTAATATCAAAGGGATCGAACTTTCCATTCGCCCACTCCAGTCCTGTCACTACCGACATGAGCGCCTGGCGCTGGAAACGGAGAGAAGCCTCCAGATTCCGCGCATCCACCAGGCGATTAAACTCCTGATTCATCTCCTCCAGAGTGTTGTCCATCGTATAACGCTTGCTCACAGGGAATCCCTTCTGCTCCAAGCGCTGCAGCTTCGCAAGGACCTCACTCTTCTCCTTCTTCTCCTTCTCAGGATCCATACGCGGAGCGGCTGCAGAAGCTAGGCTAAATCCAGGACCAGTCGCCGTCTGCGTGTTAGAGAATAAGCCACCCCCAAAGGGCTGGTTCCTCTCTTCCTCCGCCCTCGAAAACTGAATGTCAATGGGGGCCGAAGAGGACGACCCACCGCCCAAGTTTAATGTAATAGGCTCCATGGTGTTCAAGCTTCCAATTTCAACTTCCGCAAGGCCACCACTTTCAGGGGGCGGCCCAGAAGGGGCTGAAACAGTAAAAGTATGCGTGGAAGAAGAACCACCCCCACCACCACCACTGTTAGAGCGCTGACGACCAGGATTTGCCAACATACCCAGGCCCAGAGAGTCATTCGCATCTGAGATATCAACAATATTGCCAATATCCTGCGTAAAATCAGGACCATTTAAACCGATTGCCGCGCTTTCCATCTCATGGATACTAATAGGGCGGTCCATCTTCTTCGTTTTGATTAGTTCTTTTTAGATGGCTTTATAGCGCACTTGCCGGGTGGAGGCTACCGCGATATGCTATGGCAACTTAAGAACGCCCTTCGGGGGTTCTTAACTTTGGGACATGACGTTATCCCAACACATACAAAATGCATCGGCCAAATCGGATTTCTTCGTATGCGATTTAAAATACCCCAGCCATGTAGCAGGTTCTGCCAACTTTGTCCCACTCAAAAGCTGAACGACTTTCGCTTCCGATGCGTCTTTTCGCGATTTATATCCTGCATCTCCCGTTTCCTCCACTTGCACCTTCTTCCCTGCATGCACCAGCTTTAAAGGTGGTGGCACAGGTTGAAGCATATCACGAAGAGTCGCAAAAAGAAGAATCTGGACCGTCTTCATTGTCGGATTCTTAAGAACCGGCTGGTTCTCCAAGAGAATGCGGGTGGCTTTCCGAAAACTTTCTATATTTGCTGCGACGAAAGTGCGAATAGAGTCATGAAGAAGTATAAGTTCTGTTTCCACTGCCTTTTTGAGTTTGACTTTTTCAATCGGGAGGGAATGTTTGGCGGAGAGTGCCGTAATGAGCTTGGCCTTCGTTGCAGATCGAACAGTCGGGGCAAGTTGCCGAAGAGCTTTGAGTGGAGGAATGCGTTTATAAATGGTCCCGCCACTTAAATCTTTCAGGGGTGGATGGGTTGGAGGGCAGTGGCGGAGACAAGTGGGCCCGGGGGTCGTGGGATTTGTGAAAGCGGCGGCAACATTGCAGCGGTGGCAAGTGACTTTGACCTTCGGGACCTCGGCGCCAGTTCCGGTGAGAAGATCATAGTTCTGCCAGCCCAGAATCTTCGGGGTGGTTCCTCCCGACATCAGGCACCAGGCCAAGTTGCGGATTCCAATATCAAATGCCAGAATCGTCGGTGACTCTGACATTTACTATTTGTATTTATGATTCCTATGCTTTATATCCGCCCACGAGGGCTATTTCTACCACCCTCGAAAAGCTTTGTGAGGGCGACACGAGGTTCCGGCGGACTTGTGCCCCAATCACGATAGTCCCATGTGCCGAAGAGGTCAGGGGCTGCGGCATCAGCACGCTCTGTCCCTATACCCCCTTCTACATTTGTGAAGCTGCGCACACAATCATCTGTGGCACACTTCACTACGAGTGATGGGGGTGGAACGACAGTATTATCAAGAGGGTGTGTGGCACCTATCTGCTGCGCATAACGTTCGCGACTGATTCGCATCAACTCAATGGCATTCTTCGTCATCCACTCCTTTGTAGCAAACTGCCTTCCCGAGGGGATGTTCCGGGAGCAATGATTCTGATACTCCGTTACCAAACGACCGTCCGCCATCTGCCCCGCCCATCCAGGGAATCGGTTATCGGGGGCTGCATTTTGAGTCCGCTTTTGCTGGTTTTCAACATCGAAGGGGTTTGCGCTTGCAATGGAGGAGTAGAAATTCGGCTTTGTAGGGAGTCGGAAGAGCTTTGAATCCATGACTTCTGATGTAGTGGTAGCTTTCTACTCCAAAGATGCTCCACCTTGCCCCAGATCCACATTAATGCTGCCATCCAAAGATGCACCATCCTGGAAACCAGATCCAAGGGATCCAGAGACATTCTCTGTTCCTGTTGTGAGCCCGCTATTCTGAAGAGGGCTGGGACGGCGCAGAAGTGTAAGCAGCTGCTCACGATTGGATGCCTTCTTCGCCCGAAGACCCCGCTTCTCAGCAAGAGCCAGTAGATCAGCCTTCGTCATCTCATCCAGATTTAACTCTTCTTCCATAGGGGCAGTTACAGGCTCCGTTTCGGAAAAGCCCTGCATCACCTTGTCCAGACTCACCCCCTCTTCGGCGACTTGATTCTCATCCGTGTCTTCATGGGCCTGCTCGAGCACGGAAGAATAGAAAGTATCCTCCGGAATTTGCTCTGCACTAATCTGTTCAGGTGCGGCAACGTGGCTGATGGGTGCGGGGCTGCCGCCTCCGCCCACGCCCGCCATGAGAATCTGATCCATTGCCATTTTGAGATCTAATACCAAGGACTCCATCATTGCCGTCTTGCGCTCGGCAAATGTTAGGCGCATATAAAGATAAAAGCAGGCGGAACAAGAAATCAGCAAAACAATAAGTCCAATGATAAGGGCGTCAATCGGCATTTGCGGTGTTTCTCTTTCATTGAGAGACTTTGCCTTGTGCGTTGCGCCCGCGCAACTTGAGTAGTCCAAAGTTGTCCCAGACAGTTCGAACACTGCTTACACGGCATATACCGGGCTCGGCTTTGTAGGAATAAATGATTGAGCCATCCGGGGCTTCCGTTCCTGGGCAGCAAATAGCTTGAACATTTTCAGGTTTCGTTTCCACTAGAGGAAATACATGGGTACTCACCACACTAAAAGCAACAGACTCGGGTGCCCATAGTTGTCGCAGGAAAACTTCTGCACTACGAGCACCGTCAGGAGGATTTGTGCTGTGAAAGAGTTCATCAAAAACAACCAGGCCAGGTCCAGTATTACTACGAGATGCTTGCGCACACTCGGCTGCGAACTTCACTTCCGTTTCAAACATCGAGTATTTGCCGGGAGTGTCTCGAAGCTGAAGGCCACTGGCGATCCAGAGAAATCGGGGCATAACCGCCTTTGTCGCCGGGGCCATTCCAAATGTGTGACCAAGCACCACGCATTGAAGAGTAGCTCTAAGAAAAGATGATTTCCCACCTCCATTCGGTCCCGTAATGATTGCATGCTGCTGCACTTTCTCAGTAAGAGTAATGCTAGATTCTACACCACCCTTTAGAGAAATATCAATCATATCAGTCAAAGAGAGGGTATCTGGTACAAAAATAACTGGATTGAACACAGTCGCCTGTGAAAAACGCCATAAAATTTCCAGATTTGCAAGATCTTTGAATGCCATATGTATGCGCTCGGGCTGCTCTTTAATAAGCATGAAGGCGCGACGAGGATCTGCAGAATCGAACTCATCCAGAAGATTTGTTAGCTTGATCGGGAGACCGGTGGTCTCACCGCGGAATGCCTCCACAATATCACGAAGCTCAAGCAACTTTCCACCGAGGCCGAGGAGAACATTGTCCGTTTTGTAGAAATGCATCGCATTTTGGATTGGTTGAATCATACTTTGCGCAAATGAGAAGCCGAATAGAATAAACTGGAAAACCGACCTCGCTGTCCACATATCTGGGGCGGGAATATTCATATTTGGAAGGGCCATATCGCCCGCCCACATACCCTGCAAAATTCGTATATACTCTTGTTGATTGATAGGTAATGCATATACAAATCGAAGAAGAAGATACGGAATAATCCATGTGATAATCGGGGTGAGAATTGTCATAGTCGGAACTACCCAAATTTTAAAAATGGCAATAAGCGTTATCATGAATGGAACTTGATTGAATGGTTTCAGTAACTCATGTTGAAATGAAAGTTGCGCAATCGAGTCATTTTCCAAAGAGTCCCCCTCACCGCCATCCTCTTTAAAAAAGCCCAATAGGGTCTCTTCAATCTCTGCCAGCCTATCGAAACGGGAATTCCAGAGATCCTTATTCGGATTATTGCGGAGACTGATAATAATTTCCCTGCGAGTCATCAGGGTTTCGACTTTTGTTACCATGGCTGTTGCAAGAGCTTTTTGGAGAATATTTGAAGTGGAATTTATTTTACAGCCGAGCCCTTTAGAGAGTTCATGTAGATTTGCGTCATGAAAGATTTTATAACCAGCCGTAACTGAATTTTCAATGTGCGACTTCCGGGTTTCTCCTCCACAGTTCATTTTACACACGCCAGATAAAGTATCCATTCTAAACGGCTAAAAGAACCTTCTTAAATGATACTTGACGCAGCCAGCGCCGTAAATTTGTAAGGAGTTCGATAACCGCCTAAGGTATTAATACAACTATACCTCCAGTAGGGATGACATCTCATATTCAAGATATTCAGGATATCCTGGCGAAGCAATCGTCTGCGGGTCGCCCTGTAGAACATACATGTGCTATCATTGCCGCCATAAAAGACTTATGCGATTTGCATGGAGGGATGTCGATTGATTGGAGAAAGGGTTCATCTGGTAATACGAGTCCTCAGATTGTACGTCCAGGAAGTGGCAGGCCCGTTTTCAGAAATGGGAGCGCATCATCTCTTTCTCCTGGGGGGCACGGGGGAGGCGCAGGCCTTCAAAGAACACATTCTGCACGTTCATTTGGTGGAGGAAGTCCCGGAAATACGAGTCCCGCAGCAGCACCGGCGGGGGGTTATATGCCTTCTCGCTATCAGTCTAAATTTAAGAACTTGTCGCAACCCGTAGAGGATAAGATTTTGAATAATATTATCCTTTCCAAGCTTAATAAATTTAGTGGGGCAACGTATTCGGATGTGAGGGATTTCCTTTACCAGATTTTGGGCTCAGGCGAGCCTGACTTGGGTGAATTGGTGCGGCAGTTTATGTTGCTCGTATTCAAGAAGGCTGCCTCTGAAGAAGTGTATTGCGCGTTGTATGCACGGCTTTTGGCGGAGATTTCCACCCGCTACAAAGTGATTCTGGAGGAGATGCATAAACTGCAGGCAAACTATCTGGAGATCTTTGATGAGATTGAGGAGGTTCCAGAGGGTGGTGATAACTACGCCGCCTTTGTGGAGAAGAATAATGAGAAACGTTATCGTCAGGGTTATAGTCAGTTCTTGGCTGAACTGGCTGGACTCGAGATTATGGAGCTTTCGCACTTGGAGCAGACATTCCGAAAGTTAATGACGCTCACTACAAAATATGTAGCAATGCCTGATAATAAAACGCTGATTGAAGAGTATGCTGATTGCTTGGCAAGGATGTCGCGGGTGTTAAAGAAAAAGCCGGCCCCCTTCTTTACCAGCGCTCGTGCAGCACTTTTGAGCATTTCTAAACCGGTTATTGATACGCTGCTGGAAAAACGTGATTCATACCCAAGTTTATCTCCTAAGGCGCGCTTTATCTTGATGGATGTAAAGGATAACTTGGCTTAGGTCACGCGTCGCAAAAAATTGGGAGCGAATATAGTGCTTGTGTTTTTTACAGTAAAATGAAAAACACAGAGACTTCTAGAATGCCGCAAAAGAAGGGGAAGGTTCCCGCATCTTCGGCCCCGGAACGGAGCAAGGCTTTGCAGAAGAAACGTGGTGGCGGTGGCGATGATGACGATGAAAGTGTCGATAGTCGTGGAAATATCCGCGGTCTGATTGATTATGGATCTGACGAAGAGAGCTTCTTGACGGAAGATGAGACACCCAGTGACGGGAGCCGACTCACCCCTGAGCAACGGCAGGAGATCCGTCGGTCGGCGCGGGCGGCTGCACAGCGGGCGCGGCGTCGGATTCAAAAGGCCCCTGCGCGCCCTAGTAAGAAGAAGTCGCTCGTAGTGGAAGAGACTGAAGAGGAGGAGGAGGAAGAGGAGGAAGAGCCTGTTCGTAAGAAGGGTCGTGGGTTCTTTCCTCGTAAAAAGCGGGTAGAGGAGCCCGAGGAGGAGGACGAGGACGACGAGGAGGATGACGATGACGAAGAGGATGATGAGGAGTATGAAGAGGAGGAGAGTCGCGGTCCGGGGCTGATTATTAGTTTCGGCGGCGGCGAGGAGAGTGCATCGCACATGGTTCCCAAGCGGCATAACATGAAGAAGGAGACGGCGGAGGTCAATAAGTTCGTGAAACTTCTTACCACGCAACAGGAGATCGGCGGGATTGACGATCAGATTGACGAGTTCAAGCGCCAGTCCGCGGAAAAGCAAAAGGAGATTTTGGTCGCGCTGGACAGGAAGCCTGGGACGGATCCCAACTCGCAATCCATGATCTTCAAGATTCTCGGGATGAAGCTGGCCCCTGAGACGCAGGCCATGGTTCTTGCGCGTTACAATGCGCTGCAGCAGATGGACCCGAGTGCGGGCGAGTATTACAAGCAGCGGGCGTGGCTGGAGAAATTCACTTCTCTGCCGCTGGGAATCTACAAGGATATTCCTGTGCGCCTATCGGATGGTGCGGAGAGTTGCGCTCTATTTATGGAGCGGGCGCGGAAATGTCTGGGCGAGGCGATTTATGGCCAGGAGGAGGCGAAGATCCAGATTCTCCAGTTCATTGCCAGCAAGATTACAAATCCTTCAGCGGCTGGGCTGTCTCTGCTACTGGCGGGACCCCCAGGCATTGGTAAGACGAGTATTATTAAGAATGGGATTGCAAAGGCGCTGGCTTGGCCATTTCAGTTCATCTCTCTGGGCGGCGACTCGGATGCGAGCACCTATACGGGCCACCAAGTCGTATATGAGGGTTCGCACTGCGGGAAGATTGTGAATTCCCTGGTGGCGGCCAAGTCCATGTCGATGGTTTTGATGTTTGATGAGCTGGACAAGATTAGTGCGACTCCAAAGGGCGAGGAGGTCCAGAACTTGCTGGTGCATTTGACGGACCCGGTTCAGAACAGCGAGTTTGAGGACAAGTATCTGAGTGGCATTCCCTTGGACCTCAGCAAGATCCTATTCAGCTTCTCGGCGAACGACCTTGGGAAGATTGATCGTGTGCTCATGGATCGCATGGTGGTGATCAACTTGGAGGGCTACTCCAAGAAGGATAAGCTGGCGATTGCGCAGAATTTCCTGTTGCCTGCTGCGCTGAAGGAGGTGGCTCTAGAGGAGAAGGTGTCCGTAAGCCAGGAGGTGCTGGAGCATATTATGACTGAGTATGCGAGCGAGGAGAAGGGTGTGCGCGAGCTGAAGCGCTGCATTGAGGCCGTGACACAGAAGATTAACATGCTGCGAATCTTCAATACCAAGGATCTACCATTCTATATTCCCGATTTCCGCCTGCCGTTCGTGCTCAAGAAGACGCATATTGACTTATTCCTGAAGAAAAAGAAGTCCGACATGGACGAGTCAGCGCGGCGGATGTATTCGTGATCTTCCCTACGTGGTGGATTTACGTCTAGTCTTCCCGCCGCCTTTCCCCAATAGTTTTGCGGCAGCTTCTGCGGAAGCATTGCGGCGCTTCCTTGTGGCCGAGTTCCCAATATTTTCTTCTGGACGGGCCTTGCCCCTACAGACGAAGTTATAATGAACTCCTGGCCACATGCTGAATGCCCATGACTGCGTATATTTATAGGCTTTCCCAATCTTTTTCATCCCTACAAAGTTGAGTGGCTTAGGGACTTCATCATACTCTTGAAGTATTTGCTCCAGGCTAGGAAATAGACTACCCCTGTAAATGTGTCTCACAATATTCTCCCCTATAGAGTCACATGGAAAAGAGGCCACATAGGGGCGTAAATCTGCTTGCACTTTTGCGGATACTATGCCGCCTGGAGCTTTATATGTGGCCAGATCTCCGAGTTTGTACAATCCGGATTTCTTAGAAAAGCAGGTGGGTTCATCTTTAACAGTATTGGCCAGAAAGGGGTTGTATATTGTATCATAATATGTCCTGCTCGTTTCTTCTTCGGCTTCGGGGTAATGAATGTGCAGCGTTTTACCGAAATAGTCTGTCAAGCGCCTAATATGCTTTACAGGGTCTCGCAGCGCAGCAGCCAGCGCGGGATCTTCAAATGCCTTCATGATTTTATGCGAGCTTTGGGAAATCTCGCCGCAAAGTGCGAATGTCACATATACGCATCCTTCTGGGACGGGGAGAGGATCTCCCGAAACAATATCATTTCCATGAGCTAGATGTGTATAAACATTTTTCACCGCCTTCTTTCCCCGTGGAGAAGCGATTCCTGCGAGGGAGGCGCTTCCTTTTGGGAGCCCTGGGGCTGAGGCCATTTCTCTGAAGAGAGATTTTCATTCCACATTGCATCCTGCTTTTCGCGTTCGGCGCGCATTTGAGCAAGTTTATTTGCCATCTCTTTGGCTGCAGGAGTAGTGGTTTCACGCACACAGGGTGTTCCAGTCCCCCAACGTTTAATAGCACAGGCACTCATTTCTTCTACCGTGAAATACCGAAATTAAATTCGCCCCCGTAATGAGCCGCATAGCAGCTAACTTTTGTTTCTAACGGTATATATAGAAGAAATGGGTGACGGCGCATACATGTATTACAAAAAGAAGCTCTACACGTTTGTAGTCTTGCTGATTCTTGTTGGAAGTATCAACTGGCTCTCTATTGGTTCTACAGGACAAGATCTAGTGCGTTTAGCTTTACCTCCTCGGTATGCAAAGTGGGTATATATTTTGGTTGGCCTTGCCGCCCTACCCCTTCTTTTCCAACGCGATATGTATCTCCCTTTCCTGGGCGAGACGCTTGTGCCTGCGGGGGCGCTGGCCGCGAAAACACCACAGAATGCGAATGACCAAACAACTGTTCGCACTCGTCCCGGAGCCAAAGTGATTTATTGGGCTGCAGAACCGAATCCCTCTTCTGGAAAGGAACTCCCATCATTTGAAGAAGCGTATAATGGGTATGAAAACTCCGGAGTTGTGGTGGCCGATAGTAGTGGCCACGCTATTTTGCGTTTCCGTGGCCCGCCGCAACCCTATAGTGTCCCCATGCATGGTCGCCTAGAACCGCACATTCATTTCCGTGTGAGCGAAGATAATGGCTTATTTGGTCGGGTTCAAACACTCTTTATAAAAGATGGCAACGTCGAAGGCTTTGCCGATTTACTTTAAAGTATAAAGTTTATATAGAATGGCATCGCATTCGAGGAAAATAAAGCGGACTAAAAAAAATAAATCACGCAGGCTTAAGTTAAGAGGAGGATTTTGGCCATTTTCCCCTAAAGCAAATATATCTAAACTCGAGGGGAAAAATTTTGAAAAGGTTGCACATCCTCAAAAAGATGGAGCAATAGTAAGCTTTTTTACAAAATTTATTAATCGCGGAAAAAATTTTATGAGATTATTAATAGACTTTGGAAAATTATTAATAAAAATATTAGAGAAAGAACAAATGACAGGAACACTAAATAAAAGTGTGCCTGAAATCCCCGAGCATTTACGGAGTGTAGTAGAATGGGCAGGAATTTTCTCTCAAACAGCAAATCAAAATAGAGAGGAAATCAATAAGTATAAAGATACTACAGTAAAAAGTAAGATTAAAACATTTCTTGAAAAGATTTTACCGATCCCCTCTGAAATAAAACTTCCACGGAGTTTTGCCGAACATTATGCCGAACTTAGTGTTGCAAAAAGATCTATACAATTACCTGGAAATAAACGTGCAGCAGTTCTTTCTGGCGCACCTGCGGATTTGCAAACACTGGCGCAAAGGGCACGGACGGAGATGGAAGAAGAGAAGACAGCAGCGGCGTTCGCTAGCACAACGGGCGGTGGCGACTCACCGTCATTTATGAACCCCCTACGAGCAGCGGCGCAGAAGGTGTTTAATCCCCTCAGGCAGGTGACAGCAAGGCAAGAGGAGGAACCTGCAGCGGTGCAGAAGGTGTTTAATCCCCTCAGGCAGGTGACAGCAAGGCAAGAGGAGGAACCTGCAGCGGTGAAATCACAAGCGCAGGTGGCACCGGATGAGAATGTTACAGAAATAGCACCCGTTTTACAGGGGGAAATCGAAGATAATGTAGAAAAAGCAGATTCAATGTTAATAGAACACCATATTCTTGAAGCAATATTAAATCCGCCAGATATCACTAAATTGCCTAGTAGTATGGGAAATAGTGCAGTGCAAGATGATTCTAGATACGAAAGTTTTATAGGAAAAAACAATTTGATAGATTTAATACTTGATCGATTTAATGAAAGATATAACTATAATAAATTGCATAATCCAACTAGGAATGGTAAAACAGCACGTCTAGCGCACAATTTAGCAATAGTTATTTTATCATTGAAAGGATTAATGAACGCTGGAAGTTTAAGTGTAACTGTATTAACTGGATTAACTACATTCGGCCTTGCAGGCGGCTTAGTATATACTATTATAAAAAATTTAAGTGATATTGTTAGTAAAAAAGAAACGGTTGATCTATATCTTAATAGCACGGATGACGCACTTAACTTAATGTCGCCACACAAATTATGGAAAGACCCTTATCTTAAATTATTTATTCCTAAATTAATTAATATTATTAGAGGTAACCCCTCTTTACTTATTGGCTTGCCAGGGTTTGCAGTTGAAATAGCGAATGATAGCGTAGGAAAGCAAACATTTAAAGTATTTCTTGATCAAACAACTGAAAATCCCTCTGATAATTGTATTGATAGTTCTAAAATATTAAATCTTATCTTTATTAAAGATTTAAGCGAACAACCCGCAATAATAAATTTTATATCAGAAGAACTTCAAAGTATTTTAGTGACTTCTGCGCATTTCAAGAAAAATGCTAGTTCTAGTTTTATATCAAAAGCCCTTAGAGGCGTTGGAAAACTTATGGTTTCTGGTTAAGTTGCCCCCCCTGTATAGCGCTCTAAGAACATCATATACGTGGTATGACCGAAGTGGGGTCCAGCCGGCATTTCATGGACACTCTCATCGTCATATGTATGCCACTTATTATTGCCGTTATGCAGGCATTGGGCTGTATAGTGTCCGCCTGTCGCGCCTCCATGGTGATCCACCATACCTCGTAGGGTATAGCGGACCTCCCCGCGACTCTCAGGGCTCTCAGTAGAGAAATACGGAGTGAAATCGATCGGCATCAAAGGCAAGGGTGTCACGGGTACATTCACCTTCTGTTGCCGCTCATCCCATCGCTTTAGAGTAAGCACAAGTGTAAGCGGTAGTCGCCAGATGGAAACGGATTTCTTTGCAGGGCGGCGAGGAGGCCCGCACTTTTCACAGACATACTCATCAATCATCTCCTCCTTTAACATGTCGTCGTGTAGGGCCGCGAGGATATTACATGGCTGATTAGGTGCCTGTGCTTTTACAGGAATCTTAAGAGAGTTGAAGGGTTCCCACCGATGCGACACATTATTGCAGGTCTGACAGATCGTTTTCTGATGAAACATTCCATAGAACATATGCACAAAGGGGCTATATTCCTTGGAGAAAGCATCCTGCCACGCCTTTAGAGCACCATGCACAAGGATTTCTTCGGGGGTTGTTGCTGCTGGGCGCACAATCCGCATATCTACTTCTTGAGTTGTTGCCTCGTGAATGGCCTCTAGAAGGAACAGGAAGAACTCGTGACTATCATGACACTGCTTGGATGCGAGCTGCTCATAAAGAGTATCTTCTACGGCGCGAGGAAGGCGATTCCAGAATGTTCCTGGGCGCACGCTCTGCCCCATACGACACTTTTCCAGCAACTGAACAATCTCTGCGAATGCGCGTGTGACCCCTTGGAGTTTGGCCCTACGAGTGTCTGATGCGACCCCCTTTTTAAAGAGTGTATTATACTTTCCTTCTTCCATAATCCAGGTGAGTTTTGAGAGATGCCGAAGATTTTGCATGACCGCATTCCCGTAGCAAGTGAGACCCATATTTACAAGACCGCCGAAGCCCTTTGTAGAATCTGAAGAAGACTGAGCCTTGTCCATGAGGTGGTGTATATTCCACTGCGAAAAATTTCCTCCTTCAATTTCATACAGCCCAGGTATAGCAATAAATGAGTTACGAGAGGCACTATCACATTGATCTGCTGGACGATTTACATAACTATTTCCCCGAGCTGCTTTACGGCTCAACCGACCAATTCCGGACCGTGGCTGATGTCCTTTCTTATATGAGATCCCGCGTGCAGCGGCGCTTTGACCTGTTCTCTGCCGGCGAGAGAGCATTTAATAGGGCTCGGAATGTGATTCAGCCCACAAATACGCGTAGGCACGCTTGTCCGAGATGTACTGCGAGCTTTTCATCCGCCACAGAACTCCAGATGCATTTTAATGGTCACCGAGATGATCCTCGCCGCCCCCCTACAGTACTCACCCCCCCCATTCGCACACATCGGTTTGATACATTGATCAATGAGACCTTTGTAACAACCCCTACAAGTATAAACCTTTTGAATACGCTTCTCGGCGTGATTACGCCCGCGCTCCCCGGCGACATGGAACCTGTCATCGTTCGCCCAACGACGGAGCAGATCAATGCGGGCACCGTTATTGAGGTCGTGGATGCCGAAGATGATGTCTGCACGATTTGCCAGGATATTATGGCGCCTGAGTCCGAAGCACGCAGCTTTCGCATGTGCGACCACCGATTCCATACGGGCTGTATTGACACCTGGTTTCAACGGTCCGTTCAGTGTCCCACATGCAGGCATGATGTGCGAGATTTATCTGGTGTAACATTCCCTAACGCCATGTAAGCACGCCCTTAGATCGCTACATGACGTTATATGAAAAATAGGGCTCACGCCAGAATGTGAAAGGATTTTTACATCACGCGGCTGAGATCCTCGGGCAGCGGCGTCATAGTAATTCCGAAATGGCTCTCAATCTCCGAGCGCGCACGCGCGTCCTCGGGCGAAATCAGATTAATCGTCACACCCTTGCGGCCAAAACGACCAGCGCGACCAATACGGTGAATATAGTTCTCCTTCTGCACAGGCAGCTCATAGTTAATAACTAGGGACACCTGCTGCACATCAATACCGCGCGCCAGCATGTCAGTGCTGATCATCACACGCACGGCCCCACTGCGGAAATCGGTCATGCGCTTCTTACGCTCATCCGTGTCCATCTCACCGTGAATAACCGACAGCGGAAAGCCCGCCGCCGCCATCTTCTCCGCCAGCCACTCTGCACGCTGACGCTTATTCGCATACACCAGCGCCTGACTAATGTTCAGCTGTTGATATAAGTCGCAGAGGGCATCAAATTTCCACTCCTCCTTGTCAAGCCCGGGCACGAAATACTGCGTAATACCGTCAAGAGGAACCGCCTCAGGATTTACCAGAATCTTCACAGGATTACGCAGCAACTGATTCGCAACAGCAACCACATCCTCCGTCATAGTGGCGGAGAAGAGGGCTACCTGCGTATCCTTCGGAAACCCCTTCTCAAGAATACAGGTAACCTGCTCCTTGAAACGGTCCTCCAACATCTGATCCGCCTCATCCATGATTAATACGCGAATATTCTCACGCTTCAGAACATTACGGCTCATTAAGTCGTAAATACGCCCAGGAGTGCCAATGAGAAACTGACACCCCTTCTCAATTGCACGAATGTCCTCGCGCACAGGCGGACCACCTGTCGCAGAATATACACTAAGCTCCATCCACTGACCCAGCGATTTTGCCACGCTTTCAATCTGCTGTGCAAGCTCGCGCACCGGTGCGAGAACAAGAACTTGCACCTTCTTCAACTCAGGGTCAATCCTACTGAGCGCACCAATAGTAAAGGTGCCCGTCTTACCCGTGCCCGATTGAGCTTGAGCCAAGAGATCCTTCCCCTCCTTAATCGGCACAATGCCCTTCTTTTGAATATCAGAGGGCTTCTCAAACCCATGACTATAAACCCCCCGAAGCAGCTTTTCGGGAAGATTCATGTCATCAAACGCTTCATACACAGAAACATCAACAACGGCGGTATCCATTCTGTTTTGTATTATTCACACACTCCATAAGCCCCCTCAATTTTAGGAAACAGGTGGGGGGCACTCACCTGCGATAAAATTGGAATACTATCCTTTCACTGAACTTAGTAGGATAATGGCAGATCTTGAAGTGGATGGCGTTGATGATATGGAGGAGTTGCAGGACGAGCTCGGGCAACTCGCGGTAGAGGGAGATGATCCTGATGCCGCAGCGGTGGCAGAAGATCCGTTTGAGATTCTTTACAAGCACCATCCTGAGACTATCTTAGACTATCTGGAGACCGTTATTCCCGAAGTTCCTCTCCAGTCAGCCCCTCCCAATGGAAAAGATGAAAAACACAAGAGCCCCCCGTTCTTGACCGTATATGAGCGCACAAAGATTCTTGGTGCGCGCACAAATCAGCTGGCAGATGGTGCAATGCCCTTTGTAGCAGTCCCTGAACATATTACGAAGCCCCTCGACATCGCGAAGCTGGAGCTAGAACAGCGCCGCCTCCCCTATATTATTAAACGCCCTATGCCCGACGGCACATTTGAATATTGGCGCCTAAGTGATCTTATGATTATCTAAAAAATTCGAATTCGCTCTTCAGGCGGGATATATAATCGATCACCAGTTCTTATATCGAATATTTCATACCATTCTTCAAACTGTGCAACGATCAGATTTACACGCAACTCAATAGGGGCATGCGCATCCATTACGAGACGCTGAAGGCGTCTCTGCTTATGCTCTTTTGTTCTCCAACTTACTGCATAGGATATGAAAAAATCACGTAACTGCTTTTTTTGTTCCTCCCCGGTCACATGTATGAGTTCTTGCTTCAGAGCATCTAAAGCAATGGCCAATCCACCCAGATCTGCGAGATTTTCATCTAGAGTTTTATTTCCATTTACACTGTGGCCCAGGACTTTTTGTTGGTCATACATATTTACGAGGGCTTGTGTTTTCTGTTTGTAGTGTTCGCGATCTGATGCTGCCCACCAAGGCAATTCTTCCCCGCGCTCATTATATTCGCAGCCTTCCGCGTCAAAGGCATGTGTCATTTCATGCCCTATGATTGCGCCAAGGCCGCCATAACTCCATCCTAACATGGTTTCGCTAAAGAATGGCCAAAAAAAACTGCCAGCAGGGATCAAAATCTCATTCGTGTCATGATAGTAAAATGCATTCACTGTATATACACCTTCTTCCCAGAAATCCTTAGGTATTCCATGCACAAGATGAGTTATACTTTCATCCGTGGTTGCAGAATTTAATAGGTATATGTTGGCAAGAAAATTATCTGTCTGAAGCGCCGGTGGATTTATGGGTGATTTCATCCGATGTTCAGAATATCCTACGGAAAGTCGCATAGCATTTATTTTTTCTGCGGCCCTGATTCTTGTAGCTGGAGAAAACCATTGAACATCGTTCATTCTTTTTGCGGCAGCTTTCAGAATTTTTTTCACAAAATGGGTGGATTTATCTTTAAATTCGGGGCTAAGATATTTTTTCGTGAATATATAACTCATGGGACCAGGCATTTGTTTTTTTACAACATTAAGTGTAAGAATATTCTGTGGAGTTTTTTCTGCTTGACCGCGGAGAAATTTGTCAAAAAAATCAAAATGAAGATCATCAAAGGGGGGTGGTAAATGCGGGATAGCGTGAATAATAGTATGAAGGGCGAGTAATGCATACCAATGCTCTATATCGAGTGTTTCAAACTGCTCATTTAAAAACTGTAACCAGCTAGGTGAGTTTAAGCGAATAGATGACATCATAAATCGTTTTTTATCTATGCCATACCCTTCAAATATTGTGATCCATGGAAAATGCGTGAATTTTTTAATAACTTCTGAACCGCGCATATCTAAATACCCCTTTTCTGTTTTTGTATATTCTAACGCCTTTGCGAACTCGGCTTCTATTGGGACCACTCCTGTTAAATCATCATAATCAAGGGCTTTTGTTACATGTTTAACAAGTTCTGTGTATTTATATACGGCATTATTGCTCCCAGGGGTTATTTCATTATAATAACTTGAATGTGGCATACCAAGTTCCCCTGGATATATATTTATCCCTACATTTCCGCCAATCGGTGATATGGATATATTAATCAGGGTTGTAATATTATTTCTGCACATTTTACCAAGGGCTTTTCCTACAGCATCTATTCCCTGCATACAACCCATAGTCCTGACCCCCCTTCGCAAAAAATCAACATTATTTGCCTGTTTTGATTCGCGAAGAGAAGATAGTGCTAAACGGCCAACAGCATCACGCATTATATCTTCAGTGGTAGTGGCCTCCCTACCAAGCATAGCCAGTCTTTGACACTCGTAGATTTCATGAAATAAGAATTTATGTATAAATGTTTCTACTTCTTCGCTTACTCCATAGGATGATGTGTAACTGGGGACAGGTGTTTTTGTAAGCCAATCGCCATTTATATACGTATAAAAATCCTTTCCAGCAGATATATTTGAGGAAATTCGGGGCATAGAAATATTAGCATGCAGAAACATTGTAGGATTTGAAATCAACTTCTGATTGCGAAACAACGGAACTTGCTGGTTTAGGCGACGAGTCCTTTGAAGAAGACGACGAGTATTTCTCTTCGGCGTCATTGACGCTTCCTATCATGGATTTTGATTTATTATAAATAGAGTCTGTATATGCCCTGCGACCAATCATCTGTTTTTTTATTGGAAAAAAGGTGATTCGTCGTTCAACAAGAGGGGACATCATTACAAGATAATCCTTTCTACAAAGAGCTGGGCTTTTGCTGGGCCCTCGAGTTTTGCAAATTTTGCTTGAAGTTATTTATAATATTATCCATCAGCTCTTTTACCATAGGATTCACAGATGCAGTATCCTCCCAACTACAGGTTTGATACATATCTTGATCCGTGAAGTAATAAAGAAACTTGTTGTCTAGTTTAGACATCAGAACATAGCCGGTATTTTGAAGGTGCCCTGCGACTGTACTTGTAGAAAGGTGTGTGTCTGGCATTTCTGACCACTTTACAAGTATAATAGCCGGCCTGAAACCGGCGTTGAGTAGCGCATAAATTATATCCTTCTCCAAGCCGGGTGCAGAAGCCACCGTATCAATCTTCAGGATGTCAATGCGAACGGCATTATCCTTCAGTTTCATCGTCGCGGCGATAGAAGAAAGCATGGCATTCGCTTCTTGTGTCTTTAAAGTATAGCCACTCAGATCAATTGTTCCATTCGCCCACCAAGGAAGAGCCTCTTGCAGACGAATATTCTTAGGAAGAATCCATTTACTTTCTGCTCCGTCGGAAAATGCTAGAGATCCAGATGCATCCCGCTTTCTCTCCTTCACAATCTTTCCAACCTCCACCCACTCAGCAGCCTCGCTTGCACTAAGAGGAACGATATTTATCGGAGATCCAAGGCCTTCAGCGATTTCAAGATCAGTAATAGCAGATTTAGAATTACCTACACTCAGATATACTGTGCGGATCCCTTTAGTACTAAAAATATCCCACACGTTATTTAACATAGGGAAGGGATCCCCACTTTTAGCCCCTACAAGGCCAATATTATCTGTATATACCGGGGCAGAACTTTCCATTTATATCTCCATTTTAGATTTATTGACGCCAGTGTTTTCCGCAAGCTAGACACGTGATGAAGATAGTCATAGGTTCATCTGCAGAACGCGTTTGCAACTCATAGTAAGTACATTCGCGCTTGCCGCACCTGCATAAGAAGCGGTCCGTTGCCATAGCCTTATTACCCTCAAGTTGCCGTTTCTCACGAATTTGCTGCTGATTGAATGAATCTGTCCAGCGAGCTTCGAACAACTGATAAGTATCCATTTCAGAAATATCTTTGAATGTAATCTCACCCGCCTTGTAGCGTTCATATAGATCACTGTTGCCCACATAGCATTTGGGATGAAAGTTCGCTGTAATATGTTTTGCATGGCGTGAATACAACTCCACAAAGGGTTTATGCGCCCACAACTTACCCACGTGGCGCTGTGAAGCAGCACGAATCGCCCCATTGTAAATGCAGCGCTCGAACATATTTTGTTCAGAAGAACTCAAATAACCTGCAAGGAAACCTGCAATGGTTTTATGAATCTCTTGCCGTGCAGTGGGAAGAGAAGAAAGCAAATATGGTGATGTGAATTGTTCTTCTACAAGTTCCTCTTCACGTGGCACATATAAATAGGAAGAATACACCTGCGCTGCGCCCGCCTGTGCGGCAGCGGCCGTTTGGCGGCGGGGCTTTTTCTTTTGAATAGGGCGCGGAACAGCTGGGATAACATCGACATCCCCCTCTTCTGCATCCCCCTCGCCTTCCTCCTCCGTTTCCTCTGCCTCCTCCTCCTCCTCCTCTTCTTCTTCCTCTGCCTCGACCTCTTCTACTGCATCTACAATCTCCGTTTCCTCTTCCTCCCCTACAGGGGCATCTTCCTCCTCTTCTTCCGAATCTAACTCCTCAAACCCACCAAAGGCCCGCGTATAGAAGACTTCGTAATCTTCCGCCTTCAGTGGAACGGGATTTGACCAAGTCTTAGAATCCTTTGATGCAAGAATAATAATGTCGCCAAAACAGAGGGTTGTATCGTGCGGCGGAGGAAGCTCGTGCTTATTCTCCATACCAGCCTTCCCCTTAGTATAGCCAAATAGGAACAGTGTGACCGCGCGATTTTTATACGAGCCGATCATTTCTGGCGCAGTCTTTTTCTTTAAAAGGGCCTGTAGCATGGCCAGGTTAATACTTCCATTGGGCGCCGTGTTCAGATTTACCTCTTTCACTTCGGCCTTTTGAGTTAGAATCAGGACTTTTACACTCTTGGGTGGCATTCTTATGTGAAATATAGGGCGGGCTTTAGTTGGTAAATTTTATAGCCTGCGCGGGGGGGGCGGCATAAACCTTCTGGGCTAAATCTCTATAGGAATGTGTGAATGCACGTGGGTGGCGACGAAAACGATGCCAAACTCCACCACATCAAAGCTTCGTATCTATGATGCGGGGGGGTATGTTGGATTTCTGTATGATGATACGTGGCGTTGCTGGCGCGTGGAATCACGTGAATCCACTGAGGGCGGAGGCGTGCGAGAACTGCTTACTGAGATGCCACAGGATTGGGTTCCTCATGAACTGTATTCGGAAGAGGAATATCCACTACTGGGGGTGTCACGGGACGAACAATCAGGGGAGGTGCTTCTACAGATTCCTGGATGGGCGGTGTCACTACGGGAGCTACAACGATCTCCGCAGGCTTCCCAGCCACAGCCTCAGCACACTTCAGCGCCTCCTGTACCATCTTCGCGTCCTTTGGAGGGAGAGCCGAGCTCGCAGCCGAGCTACAAAGAGAGAAATACGGCGCGCAACGGCGGAGCACAGGTCCAAAGAGGCGGGGGACGGCCGCACGCATTGCCTTCACAGCGGTCAGGCCGGCCTGTAACATCTGGTTCTCAAGGGCATCCAGCGCGCCCGCAGGGATCGCAGCAAATGCGGGGAGGTTACACAGGCCCTCCGCAGCGGCGAGGCCCTTCTTCAGTGCAAGCAAAACCATCGCATCCTTTTCCTCCTCAGAAAGGGCCTCAAGCGCGCGGACCTTCTGTGCAACCTCCAGTGCAATATGAATAATCTCGGATGCCTCCAGCACACCGTCCTGTTTCGCAATAAGAAATGCAATCTTTGCATCACGGACAATCGTTTCTAAGGCTGTGGCCATCTGTATATTCCGAGCCGGGTTTATAAATCAATTGTTTTTTCCTCACTAGCACCAGATGTTTGTTGATATACTCCCTTTAGCTATAGGGATTGCGGCCCTCCTTTTTGGCGCCTACCTGCTTGTGAGAGCATACAAGCCTGAGTGGCTGCATTCGAAACGGGATTCATTTCTTACGCGGCCCCCGCCTGTAGGTCCTCCTGTAGTTGCTATAAATAATGCACCCGTTACACCCCAGCCTGCTCCCGCGCCACCGGTCACAGTTGATCCGCCCGAGGAGCAGAGAGTTGTTTCGCCTGGAGGGCCTGCCGCCCCGAATGCAGCCCCTCCTGTGGATACTCCAGCAACCGCATCCCCGGAAGCAACGCCAGTAGATCCCTACGATAATCGAAATATGGAAGCTCCCATTGAAGATTCTATGCGCCACCCCGAACTGTCTTTTGGGCCTGGTATTGAAAATAATGGTATGAATCGCCTCGCCACTTCTGGTGTAGGAAGTGCGCGAGTAGCTTCCGCTGAATCCCCCTTTTCTCCTGATTTTGCGCAGAATGGTGGTAAATTCATGGGCGATGTTACGGCAAATGATCTCACGAAGGATGATCGTTTCGCGAGTTTTTGATGCGGTGCATCAAAAACAGAGCATAACGCGTAGCGTTTCGCGAGTTTTTGATGCGGTGCATCAAAAACAGAGCATAACGCGTAGCGTTTCGCGAGTTTTTGATGCGGTGCATCAAAAACAGAGCATAACGCGTAGCTTCTGCTAAGCGTTTCGCGAGTTTTTGATGCAGAAGAAAGGCCTAAGCGCTAAACACAATACCATATTAGAATATATGGAAGCACAGGGCCTTTCTCAAGGAAGTCTCCGTAATAGTCACCGTGAAACGCATGCTGTTAAACGAAAGCGCGCCCCAGCGTCATTCCAGGATCTTGCTCGCAAGTTGCTGGAATCATGCCCGCAAGATACTGTCATTCGTCAGCGCTTGGACCCAGAGAGGGCCGAGGCACCCTTGAAACGGGGGACGTTCTTTGTTCTTGAAAACGAGGGGCGGGCTGATCCCGGTTATTTGATTTTCCTACCCGGAAAACCAGCAATCTATTATCAGTTGCGTCGCCGCGGGGGCAATACATTTTCAGATGTTAGCACACTTCGCATGCGTGTTTCTCCTTTTATCTCGGAAGGCGGTGGCTCTGTGTTTGTTGCCACACTTGATGACGTTATGCATACCTTGCGCCTAGAAGATGTATGGATGTGGCGAGGAAAGGGGATGATGGTGACTGACTCATATACAAAGCGGCGAGAGCTACTGAAAGAGTTTGTCCAGTATCATTGGGTTCCTGATGCGCGCCTTTTAGGCGGTATTTATACGTCGGTAGCGCAACCTATGTCTATGGAGCAGTTTTCTGCTAAGAAGTCGTGGGATAACTGTCACAGTGTAGAATTTATTCCCGATATGCCTGGAACTGGGAAACGCCGCATGGTTTGGTTCTTGGAAGCGCAAGTGCGTGCAGCAGAAGCCCATGCTGGCCTGAAACAGAATCGTGCAACGGTTGTGCATGCTAAGCCGCCGCGTAATGTAACTACGGAACCGCTAGAGAAGCTCGTGTCGCAGGCCACAGAAGTCTCACGGGCGCGTGCTGTTCCAGTAGAGAAGATGCCCGATGTGTATGACTTATATGGCGAAGATGGCACATTGATTCATCGCGCGTCTGTTCAGCAATTTAGACTCAGTTTAGCTCTTCGCCATACTACAGAAGAGGGTGGTGCATGGGTTAAGGCCGAGTGGCGGCCAGATTTTAGCGGCTATGAGATTACACAACTTCTTTAAAATACTAATACTCTATAGAGAGCGCAATGCGTGGAAGCGGTACAAGAAAAAGAAATGTGATGCGCGGAGGAAATCTGGGAAATTCATATGCATTCGGCCCCCCCTCTCTTGGCAATAATGCGGCGACGGTTGTTTCGCAATCGTCTTGTATGGCCCAAGATAGACCTATGGTATCGCCCCCGATGTTTAAGGGTCTCCCCGGTATGGGTGGGGGCAGACGGCGTAAGCAGCGCGGCGGGCGTTACTCGTTTGATCTTTCGCAGCAGCTTACGCCAGCAGCGCCATGGGCTGGTGGAATCCCGCAAGTGCAGCGTATTCCTTGTGAAGCAGCTGTTAGTAATCCGTTAAATCCTGTACAAATGGGTGGTGTCGGTGGAATAGGTAGTGAATTCTACGCTGCTCAAAATACAGGATATACGAATGAATTTGGCAAAATTGTAAGTAGCACTGGCGTTCCCTCTTTAGTGCAGACACCCTACGCTGCTGGCACAATGCCTCCCGTATGTAGTAAAACGGGTGGAGGCAGGCGCAAGAAAAACTCCAGGCGCAAGAAAAACTCCAGGCGCAAGGGCACGCGTCGTCATTAAAATCGTAAAAACAATCATTTCTAAAAACATCCTATGGATTTAGAAATGACACTCCTTGATGCTATGAAACAACATAGAATACGTAAAGTGAAAATGTTCGGTGGGGGGCGTGAAAAATCAATAGAAATATTACAAGCTGCTGGCCTATTTGGACCAGGTATGATCGGAGGTGGGGGCGCACCTGCACCGAACGGTTCATATAGTGCCCCCCCTCCAGAAAGATATGATCCATTTCCCATAAAGGTCTCTTCTAATCCCCCCAGCCCCCAATAATAACAGATCTCACCGGCACTTGAGGATAGGGTCTTAAAAAGAGAAACTACACTCATGTAGATATGTCGGCGACTTTTCAAATACTGTCAATAGATGAATTAAATCTAATGTCTTTGCCTGATCTGCAGGCATATGCAACTCAAGTAAGCACTATTATTTTAGATGAGACATCCACAATTAATGGACAACAGCAAGAAAAAGATCAATATGATTATTTAATGCTTATATCAGAAAGCACAATATCTGGATTAGATACCGAAATATTCAATAATATTAATGTAATAAATGCAAATATAGCTAGGCAGAATGCGATTAATTTTACCAATCTACTTATTGATCAAAAAATTTCAGACTATACATCCACGATTGATGGGTGTGACCAAGAGATTTCTATAACTGATATACAAATTGCTGCATTAAATAAAGAATATCAATCATTATCTACATCTTTATTAAATTCTGATATTATTTATAAAAGCACGGCAACACAATATTCATCAATGTATGTTACATATTTATCGAAAAAATCATTGCATGAACAATCCCTTTCTAATATAAATATTTATAGCACAATAGTGCAAGAAAAAATCATAAATGAAAAATATTCTTATTCAACTCTACAGGGGTGTATATCAGCATATAGTACTACTGTAAAAGACCTTGAATTATTATATATTAATAGTAATACAATTAAATCAACATTAACCCAATATACTATAGATAAAGAAATTTCATATAGAGATCTTACGAGTACAAATATTGGTATTATTTATTTGAGTTCTATGTATATAACAAATGTAATAAATAGGCAATATTATGAAGCACTTTCAACGCAAACATATATTACGAATATGTATATAGCTGCCAACAGCACTTTCATAGGTCTTAGTATAAGCCAAACTGGCGGTGGTAGAAAGAATGTAATGACAGGTGGTGCCGACACTACTCTTTCTGCAGCAATCGCTCTAGCTAAACAACGTAATGATGCTTGGCTTTCTGCGCAAAGTAATGCTGACGCACAAGTGTCAGTATTACAGAAACTCCTTGATGGTGCTTCTACTGACACATATGGTTTTAATGTTGCAGCAGCAGGGGCAAATATACAAATGGAAATGATTAATATTAGCACGTTTAATACATACGCGAATAGTTCCCTTAATGCAGTTATTTATTATTCTTCTATATATGAAGCTGCTTTGCTCACAAATAAAAGTTCTTTGATAGCTTACAGCACGCATTTATATAACTATGATTCTAGTATTGCTGGGAGTAATAGTTGGATGGCCCTTGCCTACCAAGAACAAAGCACTATTCAACCTATGCAAGATATTATAAATAGCTATATATTGGAATCGAGTTTTTACGCAACACAACTCGTAAATTTCGAAAGTAGCGTTAGTGGTTGGATATCATATTCTACTTTACTACGTGATAATCTCCATAGTTCTGTTATAAATGTAAATTATTATTCAACTATATATGAAAGCACAAATAAAACAATTGAAAAGCTTAATGTACTTAAAGGGGAACTAGCTGCAGAAATATGTGCATATGAAGGAACGGTTCGTGCGAATTATTGCATACGCCAAGCTGCGATATGCGGTGTAAAAAAATATGAAAATCTTATTAATATGGATGTGATTGGAGAAGAATTTGCTGCATTTACTTATAGAGAAACATGTGGTCGTAAAAAACGCTTGGATTTACAAAAAATATATGATACGCAAATTTTGGATCAGATTCAGGCAACATCAACAATAAATGGAAATATGTTGGCAGCAAAACAACTTGTTCCACCAGTCCTTCAGCCTATTAATCTCAATACTGCAGCTATTCTAACCACAAATGATTATATTAAATCAGTGCAAATCTCAATTGATACTTTTCCTAATATTTATAACAGTTATACTGCGCATTCAACTATTCTGACAAAAATGAATGCTTCTATTGAAAATGAATATAATAGTTATTCTACTATTGCGATGTTATCTACAAACCTATTGCTTCAACCTGGGATCAGTAGTTTAATACAATTGGCATTAGATAATGAATATAATAGATATATACAAGCAGTAAATACTACCGCATCCTTAAAAGAAAATGCAGAATTAACGAGGCTTGCAATTGATAATGCAAAAGCTGTTTATACAAATAGTATTAAAACTACAGTATTTCCGCTCAATGAACAACTTACGAACGAAGTCACGATTAGTTCTTTTTTAAAGGAGGGTTGGGATTCAGCCGTTACTCTTCAAACTGGTGCGGCGGAGACGGCGCGCAGCGCCGTGGATGAGGCGCGCGGAGCCGCCGCGGCGGGCAACGCGGAGATGGTGCAGCGTGTCGCCGTGGAGCGCGACGTGGCTCTGGGCCGTAGTCGTCTTTAATCGAGAAGGAGGCAACCACCTTCGGGCCCCGCTGCGGCCGCTTTTTTTGCACGTGCAGCAATAATCTCCCCTGTTGTAGCCCCCATCTTCCATTTCTCTACTTGATAGGCGCACTTGCGATAATATGTTAGCCGTTTTCGCCATTGTGACTGATACATGCTATGTTCATCCACAATGTCCACAATCACGGGGGGCACTTTGCGTTGATCCGGTCGCACACGCAGAATACGCCCTGTGCTCTGTTCAACGGATTTTCTTGGTGAGGCCAGAATAACTGCGTTCAGGGTCTTAATATTCATGGCCTCACTCGCCATTGCATACGATGCAAGAAGAATCCGCGCTACCGCAGCGCCCTCCTCACGCACAGCCTCCTTCATCCCCCCCACATAATACGCCATGGTAAGCATCGCATTTGCCTGTTTCACCAGTTCCTCAATCCTCTCCAGATGTCCAATACGCTCCGAAAGCACAAGAACACGCCGCGATGGCTCCTCACATAGCCGCAGAATCCATCGCAGAATCTCTCGATTACGCTCATCGCATCCGAGCACATTTCCCAGCATTCGGGCCATAACGACTTCTCCTCGCCAATCCGTTGGCACCGTATTATATGTCTCGTCTTTTGTCTCTACGAAGACTCCTTTCACTTCCACGGTGGGATCCGGCTCACGCGTCTTCTCCCAATATACGGGCTCGCCCAGAAACCACGTGAAGACCTTGCTCATGCCATCTTCGCGCGTAGGAGTCGCCGAGAGGCCCAGCATGCACCGAGTCTGGATCCTCTGCAATGTTTTGGAAAAGTGCTGGGCACCGAGGTGATGACACTCATCAAAGACTGTGAAACCGAAACTCTCAAAATCGGATGCACTAAAGTCGCGCCTGACAACAGTCTGAATCAGCGCAATACAACAGTCATACTGCACCTTTTGAACCACGGGTTTTTCATTGTAGCCTGGAATGGCATCTTTGAGACGTGATAGAAGAACTTCTTTTGTTCCACTCACCTTTAATCCGAGCTCTTTTAACTTCGCCTTCATTTCATCAATAGTCGGATCTTTTTGAATAGGTTCTTCCACATCACCAATTTGTTTATTATTTTCTTGAATGATTCCGATTCGAATCCCAGGAAACAGAGCCTCCATTTCTCCGCGCCACTGATTCATCAGAAACTCCTTATCGACAACCACCAGGAAGCGTTTGCCAATCCGAGCAGCAATGCCCAGCGCCATGAATGTCTTCCCCTTTCCACAGGGCACACAGATAAGTCCATTCGCCCCGGCGTTCATGAAGGAATCCATAATCGCCACTTGGTAATCATAGGGTTTCCCTTGGAATACGAGTTCGGAGCGAAGCCCTATACCTTCAGGAACCACGTTCTGCTGTGGAACCCCGTAGGCATTAATGCCCCAGGACCGAGGTAAATACCAGCGTGTGGGCGATTCACGGAACAGCTTGAATTTCGCCGCATCCATTGCAGCCTTTGTAGCGAATTTCGTGTTCATTTTCGGGGCAACAGTGAGTTCCGCTTGCATAGCCTTCGTCTCCGCATCGTTCAACTCGGACTTCGGAATAGAATATCCCTTCGTTGTAAGAATACGTGTCGCTGCCATACTTGCTCCCTATTCGTTCCTATGAAGTCAAATTTAGGTGCCGCGATGTGCTTACATCGCGGTAACTTTATTTTTAAGGGTATAATAGCATGAAACCGTCTGCGAAACTCTTAACACTGCTCGCATGTGCCGCTGTATTTGTGGGCAGCCCCTATATCCCTACCGCTGTCCTCACACTTCTTGTCGGAAACAAAATCTCCGCTTTTCTTGTGCTTGGCATTGTTCTATATGCCCTCTCTATGGACAGTGCGCTGGGCATTGCCGCCTTTTTGTCCATTGCCGCACTGTTCTTGGAGCAACGCCGCAGAACAGTAGAAAAGGTAGCAAAAATGAATGATGTTAAAGAGGCCCCTCCCCCCTTTTCTGTAGAGCAACTTGATAAACCTGCACCCAACATTGTTCCTGGAGAAGTGCATCCCCCGAGTAAGGAGGCGGAAGTAGATGACTATTCTTTTGAACCCATGGAGCAAACGGGAACTAATAAATATGAACCCGGCAGTGACGAGTATAATGAGAAACAACCTCTGGAGACGGTTCCACCAAGACCAGGTGATGTATCTGAATTCCTACAAGCAAAAGGCTTAGCGAATATTAACTCAGCGTAAGCCCTATAATAATACCAATGAAGCCCACAACGAGTGCTACGATAAGATATTTTGTAGCGCCTTTTGCCCAGGTAAATGCCGGATTTTCTTCAAATATTGGCTCATTTGTTTCAGGATCAATAAGCGGTTCTCCTGTGTCAGGATCAAATATTGGCATTGGTGATTGCATTAAAACGACGGATGCAATACCGTAAATCACTGCTATACAAAACATGATAATCATAACAATACCGAGCGCGCTTCCTAAATGTGTATCGAGACGATTCGTCACAGAAGAACTTGCTACATTGTTTGAAGCTCTTACAGCTGCGCGCTTTTTCATAACATCCGTCAAAACTTCACCACTCTTAATATCTACTTGAATCTTACCATCTTGAATATCAGAATCAGGATCAATGGGAGTGCACTTATAGGCACTCGCATCATCTTGACGAAGGCCAGTATCAATAGAGGGATACATTTGTAAAAAACTGTCATAGTTGAGAATATGATTTGTGCTCATGACATAGTTCGCAAACTCACTGTCATTAATTGTCTTCGTAACCGACGATAAACGACTCATAAATGGCGGCGCAAAGTTTCCAAATGTGTTGGTTCCAGTGAGCCCTATAATCTTTGTCATGAGCGCTGAAGAGACTTGTATGCCGCTGGTTGCAATAAATACATACATATTTTGTGTGGCTGCGTTGCCACTATATCCCGCTAAACAGGTTGCATAATACGCAAATAGAGATTGCTTGTTTGTTGGAAAACATGATTCTATGCTGAATGGTCCATTACTATTTGGATCAGACAAGCCAACTAAATATGATGGATTTGCAGCTGAGCCACCACGTATAATGGGTATAACGAATGTTATATGCGGATACATGATTGCAGTATCTATTGAAGAAAATATAATGATCATATCCTCCATATTATGGGCCTGGGACGAAACAGGTAAAATCCAAGATGTATGAGAACTTTTTATAATTTGAACGGATGAAACCCTATAGGTATTATTGCTAAAACGTAAAGTAGATATATTTGTGTTTCCAGCACCTACTTCATCGGTAGTAGAAGTTGCTTTAGGGCTAACAAAAAGGGGGGGGGTAGTGCGCGAGGCCCATTGAAAATCCATTGTAAGAGGTTCGCTTACAGAATTGTATCGTGTTTCTGTTATGGGACTAAATCCTAGGATGGCAGGGAATGATGAAATTGCCATGGAAGGGCATATTTGCGGGGCAGGCATTGCGAATCCCTCTCTGTATTTTACCATAGTTGATCCACGACTCTAACGTGTTATGCCAATTTTAAGGACTAAAGAATCCCCGGAACATATGTAGGGCCGTCGAAGCGGTATATTGTCGCCGACCCCTTTTGATTCGTAGGAACAATGGTGACCGAATCGCGATCAGAGAGCTCCTCACATCCGATATCATCTTGGCAATCGCGACGGTTGAATTGTATAGGCAGTTGCACCGGATTGTAAGTGTCAGTCCGGGTATAATACTGAAATCTATCGGAACGTGAAGCGGTGCGTCTCCCATAAAGAGGAAGAATCTGCCCATCATCGGTTTTAATGACCCCCATAGATTGATATGTCTCGGGAATGCCTCGAGTAGGGATACGCGGCAACTTACCGTATATTTCAGCAGAACTTGGAAGATCTGGTTCGGTTACCCAATGACGTTCTGGTTTCGGGGCACGTAAATACCTATCATCTCCTCCCGCCGCGGTAGCAATTTGAATTGCCAGTGGCTGCTGTTGTTGTGACGGCTGTTGCATCTGCTGTGGTGCAGAGCGCAGTTGATATAGGACAAATATCCCGAGTGCAACTAAAAGTGCGCATACACCTATGAATCCTGGGGTTATACAAAATATACCGGGTGGGCACCTTGCCGGCATTCTATCTTGAGATGTGTCTTAAGTTGAAACACGTCTTAAGAGATTGTTTGCCACGATCTAGCATTTTAAAATGCCGGGCCAGCACCAGCAGCTACTCCACCAAGCGATGCACTATCATCTGCATACAAATCTGTCCCCTTTTCAGCCAAAGAGACTTCTTCGGCCAGACGGTCCTGGCCGGTTTGTAAATAGGGATTATCCTTCAGCCCCATAAATATAGATTCTTTAGGCGCAGGCACTGCAGACTCGGGGGGCGGATAAATTAGCACACGCGCCTTTGCAGAAGCGGGAATACCTGTTGTAGGCGCCCCCTCAGGCGTATCATACGCCCCTAGTTGTCTTTCTTCAACCCCCTTTAAAGGGGCGTTATTAAGAACACTCGGAGATTCGAGTATGCCCGTAATTACCTCTACCTTGGGCGCAAGTGGTAGCCCCGTTTTTATACTTTCTACCCGAGCCTGAACACTTTCTGCATTCTTATTTTGGAAATGTTCAACCTGCTCCATTGTAATCGTCGGAGTAAAGGGCTGCGGATTAGCTCCAAAAATGCTGCTATAATTCTTAAACATCAGGGCTGCAATAAGAATCACAAGCGCCCCAGAAAGAGATTTCGTTACTGCAAAAATAATGGCAGCTAACCCAATAGCCGTCAGTGCAGAACCAATGGGTTGGCTATAAAGACTATATGCCGATATTAACACCGTCGCGGCAAGCATTCCATCCCTTTCAAGGTTCACCATATCTTTTCTTCTAAAGTGTTATACCAAAATACTCTCACTTATTATTCCGTCATAGGCTAAGCAGGGGGACAATTACACGGTGTAGTGTCCAGAATGATGCACCCGCAGCAAGCGACTTAATCGCTAAACCAATAAGCGTGAGCTCCCCAGTCGATTTAACCATAGATGGCAGGTAATGCGCAAATACAAAGTTAATCACAGGCAGGCTAAAAATGAATACAATAATAGCTACAAAAAGGGGGACACGAAACTCATCAAGGCCCCGTGTAATCCACGAGCGTTTTGGAGTCGCGGGGACAGCAACCTGACGCTGTGGAAGAGAAGCAGAACCCCATTGATCACCCCCCTGAGGCGCCGCCGCCGGGTCGTTGCTATTCATCATATGCGCGAAATCACCAGGGGTGGGGTGACTGTTACCAATCATATGCGCGGTTATAGGGGCATTATCCATCTGATGGGGAGCAATCGTGTTTGGATTCGGCGCGCTGATCACACCGTGGTTGGAGCCTCCAGCTGCCGGAGGCGGCTGAATAGGGGCAGGGGGATTCATAGGGGCGGAACCTCCGTTCATTTCATTTAAAATATTCTGCACAAAGTCGCCATCGCCTTGGCCCGGAGCACTATCCAGTTCAGAAAGAAGAGTGCTCATTTAAGTGTTCTGAACAATCGCACTAAATTGCTTTTAATAATGCTCACGCACTGCGTATAAACTGTTGAAATGGTTCTATTACACCCGTTTTAGGACAACGGATTGGCTCCGCGTGGAATTGATAACATTCATGACCAAGTTGATATGTGGATGTTTTGACTTCCTCGTATGGAGGGGCTTTTTGTATGCGACATTCTTCACCGTGACATTCAGGCCTACATAATGATACTAGCCCGAGACCGAGGATAAAACTGAATATGATATTAAAACGTTCAGTCTTCAAGAACTCAAACATCTAACTGATGTTGCGCTGTTAAAAATACCACACGCAGATATAGATGTTGAAGCACCTTCGGCTTATTCCATTATTGGCCGGGGCGGGCGTCGGTATATTAATATTATATTTCTACAAAGTCCCGCGCGTTGTAGTGACTGATTATCCCCATCCACAGAACGTAAATGAACGTGTGTATCGGGACAATAACGGGGTGTGTTATAAATATACGGCTAATAATGTGAATTGCGATGCAAATGAAGGGACATTGCGCCAATACCCTATCCAGGCCTGAATTTGCCACCACCACCACGGCGAGCCGCAATGATTGCACCCACTTTCGCCTTTTGCTGCTGGTCTTCAGTAATAGTCGCCTCTGCCACATTTTCAGCTTCGGGGGCCTCTTCCAAGTTTCCTTCGCGTAAGCGAGTGCGCACAGTTTCAAGCGCAATCCCTGCCGCATTCTCCCCCTTCCACTTCGCCGGATCAAGCGCACCACTATCCTTCTCACCTAACCCGATACCGGATGGGCCTTCGCGCACATCTGCAAAAATAAGCGAGTCTGTTCCTGTGGCCAGGAGTTTTTCTGCGAGAGCCCCCCCAGGTTGAAAAATGGCGGTGAAGATCTTTAACCAAAGGCCCCTTGCATCTACGGGATGACCCACTACTTTGCGGGTCATGATACGAATTGTGCGCGCCGAACGTGTATTGAGAATACTCGCACGGAGCTCAAGTTGCCCAAGTTCTTTAGCGCGTTCCGCTTCATACGCCTGCAGAGCAGTAAAATAGCGTGTGGCCTTCCCCCCGTTATCATTCTCCATCGTAAATTCAACTGGCCACATCGGACTGAGAAATCCATTCACCTCCGAATCAGTGTCAAAGAATACACGGGCCCTGCGACCATCCTTTAGTGTTTGCTGATATGCCATTAAGGCTGGTTTCCCGGCCGCCTCTTCTTCTGCCGCAGCAGCTTCTACTTCTTCGACTTTCTCATCTATCACATATTTACCTTGATCGTATTCAAGCGGAAAATCATACATACAAAGGCGTGCAACTTCTTTATCAAAGGGGTCCTTCATATCAAACATCTTGCGCTCCTCGTAACGCTCGCTCAGAAGAATCTCGCGTGTGGCTGGATTATCAATCGTGACGACATTGCGCACAGCTGAGCGAACAGCTGCACGACGTGCATCTAACTCCGCCACACGCTGATTAGCGGATAAGACCCCGCGCATATTGCCAGTAGTATAATATTCTTGCCAGGCTGCGCTCAGAGCTCGGCGTTCTATTTCATACTGGTCCTCTAGAACTGCAAGAGTATCGAGGCGGAACTCTTCAAGGGGCGCGCGCTCGGAAGGTTCCAGCGGAAGAAACCGTTTCAGAACAATTTGGTGTGCTCCAGTATGCCCTTTTAGGTTCGTTATTTGCAAGTTTCCGTCCGGTGTAAATGTATAGCCTGTAAGATTTCGGGAGCGTTTGCGGAAAAATGTTGTTATGCCGTCTAGCACCGGTTTCTCATATGCAACTGGGGGAGTGTAAGGCTGCTGCTCAGCAGCGGGAGCATCGGCAGGAACAAGGCCTTCACGCTCAGGAGGTTCTGCAGCGTCACCCATCTGGTCATACTTAGGAAATACATAAACGGCTACCGCGATGTGCCGAAGCCGGTATTACGCCACCTGATCATCCTCTATGTCGGAGGGGGCATCTTCACCAATATACACATACATGGGGATACCCTTCTTACGAAGAACTTTAGTGTTCAATTTATAATAACCGGGTTTCCCCTGTTCTTCTGGACCAGAAGGATTACTATGTAGGGCGCTAGTTAGACTCGCGGCACTTGCAGCAGCAACAATATCTTTTACCGGTGGGATTCCATGGGATGCCGAAGCTTCTCCGAAAAAGAATCGCCCAATGACATATGTGGCCACTGCCCAAACAATACAGAACATCCATAGAGGAAATATTGTCGTATCATCCCCACTAACTCCAAACTCCTTCCACCGCCCGTCTTTATGAAATATAATAGGGGGCCGTAACAATAACAAAAGTGCTATACCTCCAAGGTATAATACTAAACTTATTAGTATAGCCTTCATCTCTGTTGAATGCAAAGGTTTATCTAACTTAAAAATCATCCGCTGCTTCCTGGGCATTCTCGTAGCCGGCTTCCGCCCCTTCCCCTCCACCGCCATACATATCATCATTCAGAAGGGCAGCTGCATATGCAGCGGCCTCTGGATCTGTGGTAAAATCACCCAGTCCCATTTGAATCCGCTGTTCGCGCTCGAGTTCCAACATTTCAGGATTGAGTGTGCTGACCGCCTTTGTTCCACCAATAGCCCATTTGCCAATCCCAAGCCGTTTCATCATCAAATCTGCCTTCTTTTCTGCAGGTGTCATGCCATTCTGGCTTCTAACAAACAACTCCTTTTCAGCATTCGTGCGAAGAGCAATCAGATCGCGAATTTCATCTTCCGTGAAGCTCAGCCCCTCCAATTGTAGGCGACTCAGGCACACTTCCAGAATATTTATAGGAACACGAGCTGTAGCTTCTACACGTCCGCCGGTTCCACTAACTCCATCTGGAACTACATTTGGATTGATAAACTCACCGAGAACACCCGTAATAAGGCCACCAATTAAGTAAGCTGTCCCTGCCATCCCGCCGGGCACAAGTTGTGCGCGTATCTCATTCTGAATCACAGGTAATAGCGCCGCCAGCTGTCGTTTGGCCTGCTCCAGTTTTATCGCCGTATATCCCCCTACGACCCTGCTGAGCTTTTGTAAATAGTCTAAATGAGAATCTATCGCCGCATTAATAGTATTTTCTATATCTCCTGGCAGTTTATACGATTTCTGAACTTTCAAAGACTCGGGTTTGAATTTAATAGTGAGACGCTGAAAAGGGACGAGGAAATATGTGCGCACCGATTCTACAATCTGTGCAGGCGACTGTTTAAGAAGCGCCTTCAATGTCTCTGTCGCAGGGCCGCCTATTCTCATCGTAATATTTCCCAACATTTCCACCATATATTCCGACATTGGGTTATATGCTTCCGCAATAGCAATCTCATCTGCGCCACCAGGTGCAAGGCTATTTACACGCCCAATAGTCTGCATCAAAAGACGACGGCACCCTTCAAAGGGTTCAGGCTCAATACGGAGTAAGCGCGTTAGAAGTGCAACCCCTGTAAGCGGCTGTTTTATCTCAGGTAAATCCACATGGAATTTATTATGGGCAGCATCTAACACATTTTCAAAGGTGCTACGATCCACTACAACACGCTGCGACTCGAGGGCCGATTTACCCTTCGTAATAATACTATCGACTTCTGTTTGCCACTCTTTAAAGAGATCTTTGGAAAATGGGGGCGAAGGGGTAATACCATATGGATCATCTGGAAATACGAAACCGCAGTGCAGACATCTATTCGTATATCCTGGCTCATGCGGAAGGCCCTTGCGCGGCCCATCATAGCAAACACGCAGAAACACACGATAAAAAAGATCCTCGGGCGCCTCTGTAGCAATGTGTGGAGCTCTTCTAGGTGTAAAGGGCAGCATTACCTGCGAACAACTCTGGCCTCGCGGCGGAGTTTTCACGGAAAGCCTCGGCATAGACGCATCCTTTCCAGCCCAAAACCCTCGTGGATCTGAAATGGGCGTATAGCAACAAGTCGTATCAGAAAACGGGGAACCACCTACATAATCTCCGTTCTCCCTGGCTATCCTATGCGCCATTTGTATCCACGCGCGCACAAGTTCCTGAGGGCCAGCGGCTTCTGGAACTACAATCGCCTCTGTTGCTTTTTCGGGACTTATATAGTATGGCACAGGGCGAAACCCGGGTGGAATAATCTCGGAAATCTGATTGCCAACTACCCCCGTGCCATACAGCTTTTCATAAAAGGCACGTTTTAGCGATATAGCATGTTGAACCACCGCCGTCTGTAAAGCATCCGTTGCGATTTTTGTAATACCTGCTACGAGCAGTTCCTGGCGTTTTTTTTCCGATGGAAGCGTGAAAAAGCCTGTCAAATTCCACGGGGGTTTATTCGCAGTTATACCTGCAATAGCGCAACTAATATAGTTCAACCCAGTCTTATCTTCCGCCTTGCCCACTGGAAAGCCAGAAAAACCGGCCACACATCCAGGGATTTTGGAACGAATCACATAATCAGGGACATGTGTCTGAATCTCAATAAGAGTATGGGCGGCAACGGAAGAAACAAGGATTCTGTTAATAAGAATATCATAGTCAAGAGGCTTTCCCTCGCCCTTCCGAGCCTTTAACATTCTAGCGTATTCTTCCCGCGATGGCTGCTTCTGCACATCCGCTTCCACGCGCTCTGTGATATTTTTATAGCTTTGTTCATCCGCGTAGATTCCCAGTCGATCAAAAATCTGCCGCGCTGCCGTATAAATAGAGGCCTGGGTTTCACTCGCGAACTTCATATCCTCGCTGTCATCTGCCGGCGCCCCCAGTACAAGATCTATTTCTTCTTGTTCAGCGGCGGCCTGATCTACCATCACAGCGCGCCCCGCCATTGGCCGTCCATTGTCGTCAAATTCCATTTTAGAATCGAACTCCAGCTCAGAAATCGCCTGCCCGCAGTTTTTACACATGAACTTGCCTTGAAAAATGCCCCCGCTGAATTTCAGAAGCAACTCCTTATGTAAAGTCTCTTTTTCGCGCGGGTGGAGATATTCCTGCAGTTGCAGAAACTCGTGATAGCACATTAGATTGTGCGGCTTACCCTTTGCGGCCACGGAACATTGCACCCAGTTATCGAGTATAGGGCCACGGAATCGAGCTAAAAGACGACCCATCAATTGCATACGATCATTATCATCTTTCACTTTTCGCACTTCGTGCATACTATCTACGTGAGGGCACTGAATGGGCTGAGGAACCTCACCTACATTGGCATTCTTTTCGGCTTTCATGAGGGCACGACGAAGGGCTTCTAGAAATTTATTACGCACCTGTCTATTTCTCTCGCGGGCAAGTGGCCCAGGAACACTTGCAAGAACTGTCAAAAGAAGATCAGACATCTGTGTTGCAATACCCGCAATATAGGCGAGATCATTATCTTTATAGGCAGGTGTGCGCGTGCGAATCTCTTCAATACGATCGGCCAACAGGGGTTCCGATTGTAGAGTGGCCAAAATATCTTCCAGCCCTTCTCCCTGAAGAAAAGTAAGATTTTCTAGACGAAGCTCCGCTATTGCCTTTCCTGATAACTCACGCTCGGCTGTAATATGCTGTATAAGCAGCGCTCTCACTTGAATTATTTTTTCTATCAGTGTTTCCTGCTGATCAGCCGTCAGCTCCATTTGGGTCAGTCCTAGATTTTTCATATCTACCAATGCATCTCCTAGCCCGCGAATCCGCAGAGGTTGCGAGCGCAACCATTCATCAATAGCGATATTTCCTGTAGTATTACCACCATTCCCTATTGAGATAATACCACCCGCAGCAGCCTGTTCAGGAATCCCATGCAACTGCTCGAGGATCTCCTGAGTATATGAAGGAGTAATATGACTGTGTGCCATATCTTTTACGAGGCGACCCGACCGTATTCCACCCATCGTGCGTTCCGTATTTAAAGGGAATAGGAGTTGCGATACTATCGTTCCTTCATCTCCCCATTCAATACGCTGTAGAGGCTCTTTCTCTTTTACGCGCAAATAGCGTGGCCCTATACCCTTCATAAGGGACATGCTCACTTTCCCTATAGAGCTCGTAGTAGAATATATATCTTTTCCCATTTTTATCATACCATCCGCAGTAGGGGAAAGTGTAAAACTACCACTTTCATCCGTTTCGCCTGATGGGACGGGTGCCCGCAGAAACTCCTTGTCTCCCCGAAAAGTAATGGATTCTCCTGTTCCACTTTCACTCGTCCATGAACGCATAAACCGTTTAAAAAACGACTCCCAGCTGCTATACCACTGGGGCAGCGCCTTTTCTGTTACGAGCTGCCCCGTTGTCCCCCCAAGCTGTGTATCAAGGAATTCGTTCGATGCTTCAATAACATCTTGCAGATAATTCACATCAATATCCACTTCAGGAAGTTCATCGGGATTCTCTTCATCTTTTAAGCGCTCCAGATATACACTGCGTTTAGCATCGAGAACAGGCCTCGCTAAAGGAATATCAATCTTTTCCATGAGTTCCGCAATAGTTTGAACAGATGTAGCGATAGGAGGATCTACAGGTTCTCCAGTGCGACTATATTTTACTACTTCATTTCGAAGTAGTAGGAACTGCTCAACTAGTTGCCGTATTTCACGCTGCTTCTTCACATTTTTCTGGGCGGATGGCTCGAGCATTTCCAAAAGATTCTGAAACATCTCATTACGTTGAACAATGTCAGGATATATACGTTGTGTTGCTGGGCGCTCAACTAAACCAGAAAATACAGTTTTCTCTTCTTCAGGTGGAGCCGCTTCTTCAATATTTCCAAACAAATCTTCTTCTACAACTTCTTCGGGCGCATTATTTACGAAATCTTCTTCGGATGGCTTTTGGCGAGGTCGGAGAACTGCAAAACCTTCGTCTATGGGGATACCAGTAAAGTTGAACTCAATCCGTTTTTCACCGCCGGTTTCATCCACTAATACAATAGTGTCTTCTGTTTCATTTACCTCTTTAATAGTATATTGAATACCAGGTTCCCCGTTTATACCAAATGTTTCTGCGATTTGATCGACTTGTGCATCTATCTGCGCAACAAAGGCGGGGTTCGCACGAGGCGAAGTTTGTAGGAATCCCGTTATTTTAAGAGCAGGATCGAGGTCACCATCTACAAGTAGTATCTCCACAAGTCTGTCGGAGACCCCTGTGGGAAGAATACGGATTCGCTCGTCATCCATGTAGTAGATTCGACCTCTAGTACCATCTAGCCTGCCACCTTCAATGAATACTCCGTCGCCTAATCCAAAAACGGGCGCAGCATCTTCTATTTCTTCTGCCATATGACGTCCTCCTATAAAGACGAGCGTAGTTTTCCAAATATCCTCGCCGCGTTTATTAAAATTGGAGGCTTAAGCGTAATCCGAGTGTGTATAGCAGAATGTCTGTAACGGTGAATCAGTTTGTGAGCCTTCGGCAGCGCTTTCCTACTTGGGCCGAGTTCAAGGAGTATATTAGTTCCTACAATGATGGATGTGTTCGTGTTATTTTCGAAGAGAACTCGCCTTTGAATGTGATTCGGTATGTGAAGGGGCGGGGTCTTGCATCGGACCCAATGGTGGATCTCTTTCGTTCGGTGGTCTGGGACTCTGAGACGAATCTTCCCCTGTGTGTGGCGCCCTTTCGGGCCAAGGACGGGATGCCCCCTCTTGCGACTCAGCTTTCTGCGACGGAGGATTTCGTGGATGGCTTTATGATGAATGCGTGGGTGGGACCGGATGGAGTTCTACATGTGGCCACCCGCACGCAGGTTGGCGGGGCCAATAAATTCTACAGTGAGAAGACGTTTGGGCAGCTGTTTGAGGAGTGTGTGGCTGCGTCGCCTCTGCGGGAGATGGCGGTGCTCGGTAAGGAGTTGAATGCGCTGCGTGAGAGCCAGGGGGCGAACTCTGCGTTTGCGAGCTTTGTGATGCAGCACCCTGAGCATCGCGTGGTTGCGCGTATTCAGACGCCGGGGCTGAATGTGATTCACGTGGGGACAGTGGATGGCACGGGCCTTGTGGAGATTTCGGAGCGTGCGACGAACTGGCCGCAGGCTTTTGCGCGTCTTCAGGTGCCCAGCTACCCTCTGCGGCTGTTCCGGACGGAGCAGGAGGTTCAGGACCTTCTTCGTCGCACGGGTGTTCAGCGTGGGTGGCGTTGGCAGGGGCTGGTGTTCAAGGATGGTCACGGGGGTCGTTGGCGTCTGCGGACTCCTACGTATGCCCTCCTGCGTGAGCTGCGTGGGTCCGAGGCCACGGACATTGACCGATTCTTCCGCCTGCGTGCGGAGAAGAATGTGATGGAGTATCTGAAGCACTATTCGGAGGATCGCACGAAGTTCTGGGAGTTTGAGAATACTCTTCGTGCGCGCACTACGGATGTCCTGGCAGCATACGTGGATGTGCATAAGGCGCATGCGGTGAAATTCAAGGAGTTGCCTGTGGCGCTTCAGCCCGCAGTATTCATGCTCCACGTGATGTGGCGCGATAAGCTTCGGGAGAAGGGTTTCTCGGTGCGTCTGCAGAACGCGATTGACGTTGTGAATCGCCTACGCGACTTTGAGAAGCGGCGTCTGATGGAGGCTACAGAATACCAGGCTGTAAGCCCGACCCGCGGGGAAGAGGTGCCCGTCGAGGAGAAGCACGTGGAGGTGGCAGCCTAATGGGTTCTTCTGCAGCGATAACCGCATTTACGGTAGATTGTTCCAATCGCCGAATACGACGCGATAAAACACACAAGTAGATTGTTCCAGAAATCCACAGAAAAAGAACAGAAGAAGCTAAAAAGGGGATGGGATCCATTCTCTTTTTAGCAAAGGAAGGTATTTATCTGCGTCCAGAATTGCGTAGATAATATATTATTCCAACCGCACTGAAGGCTAAAACGACCAATGGGACATTTACCATAACTATTCCATGTTTTTCGTATTTAGTCGGAATGTTGCATATGGCACAATCTGCTGAATTCTCAGCACGAATATCAGAATCGACTGATTTTACGCTGATCTGTTTTATTCCCACACCACGATGAACAACAGGAAAAATACGCTTTAAATCGCCCACTAGACATGTGTAAAGATCTACATGCATATCGAGTGGGAAAGCAGTTTCCAGGAGTTTTTCCGCACCTGCCTTACTTATAAGATAACCAGTGAAATTCGAACATATTTGGGTCACCCACGGGCCTAAGTTATTTTGTTTTATTGTATCTGGGGGTGGTTTCCCTTTATTATCATAATAAAATGGAGTGTATATTAAATTCAAACCCGAATCTCTATTGAAATACCAAATATCGGGCATCTGTGGCAAAAGTGTAGTATCTTTCATGGCTGCTTGGAACTCTGCCACAAACCCGTCATGTAAGTAGGCATCATCTTCTAAGATCATTGCATACGGCTCGGGGCGTTCCAAAAACTGCTTCCACACGTTTGTATGACTAAGATAGCAACCCACTCCGCCTGCAGTGTCGAGTTCTTCGTGATCACGCCGGACATTCTCTTTCACATTACGCTTGGTTCTGAGAGAAATACGATCGTCTTTCATAATATCAATGGCGGAGCCGTTGATGGCTTCATAGCGTTCAAATGTATAGTGTTTCATGAGTTGCTGAAACTCGGGCTGCTTGGAAAAACGTTCCCAGCGGTCTGTTCTGTGTTTCAGATTAATACAATATACGTGGATTCCCCCCTCCATATTTCGCTACTAAGACGAGCGAATATCAGCGCCCACCGGCAACTGCAGCCCATTGTCCAGACCAGTCCAGGAACATTTGCGCAAGCGCACGAGCCGCTTTCGCGACAGCAGCTCGTGCATCGGTATCCCTACCGGATTCTACACCTACACGCAGAAGCATCTCGTCACGCAAAGGATGAGGAACCTTGTAGCCCACATAGGTGATTTCCTCACTGTCCATCTCATTCTGCTCCATCCACGTGCTGAGAAGATTGCCGAGTGTGTGATCCTCGTGCTGGAAGATGAAATCAAATCCCTTCATGAGTGCATCTGCGGGGCGCATCTTAAGACCCTCGGGCAGATCACCCGAATCAATCGAACCATACATCAGCAGTTTCTTGTGAAGCAGTTCAATTGCCCTACCCACAATATATTTCGGATCAAGGACGCCCACGCTCTCCACAACAAAGTCAAAGCTGAATGGCTCCCCACGATCATTCACCTTGAAACAACGCTGCACTTCCATCGTCTCAAACTCCCTTTCCAGCTCGCCTTTACGAGTAGAGTTCGCTTCTAGCTCAGTCATACTCACCTTTTTGTTTGTGGCCAGCCACTTTGTGAAAAGCTCCTTTTTACGTTCTGGCGAGTCGTCAAGTGTATAGCCATAAGCGCAACGACTTGTAACGGGCATAAATCGTGCATTTTGCCGCCCTGTGGAGACAACAGCTTTTGCCATAAAACTAAGTGCTTCTGAATCCTGTTTTCCCGTATGCGCATCCCCTGCGACCGGATTTACTGCGCGACCCTTGAGAACCGTCAGCAATGTTGTATCACGCGTTACAGGGTCCGGATGAAAGAACTCCACGCTCGGAACCGGAAGGGGATCTTCATCGGGGCCACGATTCTTTAAAACCTGAATATCTGCAGCTACTACGTCGCGCGGCTCCGTAGAATCATTCACAACATCCAGTTTGAAGGTGTATTGATCAGGGTCCCATTTGAGAGGGTTCTTCACATGAATCGGTAAAAGTCCAATGCGATGCGCGAGCATCTCATTGCTCATAGGCGTGCTATTCTTAGTAATAATCACGTCGCCGCTGCTACCATTATCGGCAATATCGGCGGCAAAAGCAACCGTTTCCACTTCCGTGATCATTGCGCGACGAAGAGTATTTGCATATGTTACATGGGTTGGGGATAGGCGGAAACGGATTTCTGTTGCACTATCTTGCTGTAAATCATTAAAGACTGCGCCAGGAGGGGGTTTCGCAACTGCAGGAGCCGCTGCTGCTGCGCGTGCCGCTGCCGCCGCCGCACGTCGTTCTGCCATTGTTTTCGGGACAGCGGATGACATTCTACTTGATAGCTTCTTATTGCTATAGCGTCCTCAATTTTAGGCAGCCAATCGCGGGGGGTGCGTTTTAACTTCCCGGTAGCACTATAAAGAAATAATAGTGGGTTAGGCCAATGAGCAGTCAGGCTACAAACATATGCTTTTATAGCAATAAATGCCAGTGGTCGAAAGCGTTCATTAGTGAGCTGGCTAAGACACCATGGAAGGGGCAATTTCGGTTTATTTGCGTCGATCCTGGGCCGAATCGTCCGCAGCTTCCTTCATGGTTGAAGAAGGTGCCAACGATTGTTATTGCAGGAGAGGCAGAACCCCGGACAGATTCGGATGTTATGAATTGGTTAATGGAAAAACGGTTGAAGGAGGGTGGATCTACACAGACGGGCGCTCCTCCTGCTGCACCTGGCTCTGCAGAGCCTGATCCCTTTAGTATGCTAGAGAATGTTAGTTTCGCGAAGGGATTCAGTTATAGTGGCATTGATGTCGATACAAGCTCGCAAGGGACGGGGGGGACAACTATTCCTGGTGCATTCTCTTTTCTCAATGAATCTCCTTCGGATGCGGCCCTGTCGGTTCCCGCGGGTGGACAGGGCCAGATGAGTTCCCAGCGCCGGTCGAAGAAGGAGGAAATGTTCGATAAGCAAATGGAGGCCTATCAGCGGGATCGCGAACAGGGGATGCCGAAGGGGCCTGGACGTATGTAACGTGCTGCGCATAACAGTATCATCTCTAAGTTCTCAACTTTCTTGAAAACTTAGAGGAGTTGCGATATTTTTTCAGTGTGCGTCTTGGCTTGCCACCACCGCCTTGTGATGCCAAGTCCCACATATCCATATTCATTATCAGCATTGTACCATCTGCCCCCTATTCGTATAAATGCTAATATATGATTAATAACGCCTTTTTCAGTAATGTGATATACAACGGCAACACATTCTTTATTATCAATGACCGGTATATATTCATATCCTTCTACTATAACATCGGGCAGTTCTGTATCATCGCTAAATTGTTTAGGCCGTGATCCCGCAACTATAGCATCGTGTTTGCAAAAATAATTTAATATGCGTTTGATTACTCGAAAATATTTGTTTTGGTGACAAACCTTATAGTTTGCGGCACCTGCATCTTTAAAAAAGGCTTCAGATGCTTGTATACCCTTTCCTGTTTTAGACACCCTTCGCGAAGGCATTTTAGCCATTTACTAAGAACCCCTATTTTTAAAGCGTGGGTCGCGTTCAAACGAATCTAAAGCGTAATCACTACTTTCTTGTAGAAAGCAATGAGTGCGCTTGGAGCATTTAACACCCAGCTCATCCGGTTTTTTGAGGATTTGACCGAGACATTTCCGGAAGAGAGGGATATTAAAATGGCTCTGGAGGCCGTTCAGGCTGCGAAGAAAATCAATCCGAAAATGATTCTGGATCTGTTCTGGGAGAATGTCTATATTGATCTGCATGAGCCGATTAGCCGCGAGGATGACGAGGCCGTGATTGCTTTTGCAAAGTCCAAGATCAATACGCAGTATAATGAGATGTCTCCGGCGCTTCTTATTTTTGATAAATACTGGCCGGCGATGACGGATACGAACCGCTCATCCATTTGGAAGTATCTTAAAGTGTTATGTGTTTTGTCAGAAAAGGCACGAGCGGGGCGCCTGTAAAGGCGGCGTAAAGACAACCTAATATCACTTCAAAGACTATACAAGAGATGGAGACGAGCCCTTTGCATGCCACGTTCCAGAAGAAGTATGACGAGTTTATTGTTGATTTGCGTGGGACATTTCCGGAATTGGAGAAGCAGTTGGCGGTGGCGGCGGCGCTTCGTCTTCCTGCGAGTTTGAATCGCTACAAGGCCGAGGTGGCTCGCAAGAATCCCGAGATGGCTGATATTAAAAAGTGTCCTGGGACGGTTCTTCCCGGTGTGAAGATTACGGAGGAGTTATGGGCGGCTGCGGGAGAAAAGACTAAGCAGGCGGTGTATGAATATACTTCTATTCTCGGCCTGTGTGCGATGTATGATGGCGGGTTTGAGGAGTTCGCAGGCGATCCTGAAAAGATCAAGGCGTGGGCGGACAATGTGACGAAGGAGTGGCGTAATCGGATGGATCGCGTGGACTTTGATTCTCTTGGGGATAAGTTTAAGAAGATGTTTGGAACGGATGGTGCGATGCCGAAGTTGCCAGAAAAGTTCTTGAAGGGGAAGCTTGCGAAACTCGCGGAGGATCTTGTCCGTGAATTCAAGCCTGAGGATTTCGGACTCCGGCCTGAAGATTTGGCGGCGGTGGAGAAGGATCCCACGCGTGCTTTCGAGATTTTGATGCAGGCCTCGGGATCGAATCCCGACATGTTACAAAAGGCGATGTTGCGTGTTGGAAAGCGTCTTCAGGAGAAGGTGCAGCGGGGGGAGTTGAAGCCAGAGGAGTTGGCGGCGGAGGCGGAGGAGTTGATGAAGGATTTTCAGGGCAACCCGGCTTTTAGTGAGATGTTAGGTGCTTTCCGTTCCGCATTCTCTTTTGAGGACCCGGATCTCGCCCGTGCTGCTGGTCGCGATAATGATGGCCGCCTTGCACTTGTTAGAAGTAGGTTAAGAAAGAAGTTGGCGGCAAAGAAGGCTGCAGGAAAATGATAAATAAGCACATCACGGTAGAGGGATCTTGATACTATGAAGTTATATCCAGTATGCGATCCGTATGTTTGGGAATACCCGAAAGTTCTTCTCCAGACTGGGTTTCTAGTGAGAAAGCATCGACACGGGAGGTGCGCAAGTGAATATGTCAATAATATGATATTTGTGTTTTCCCTCGCTTTTGCGCTAGGAACAATTGCAACCGTGTGGTTGGAGGAAAATAGGCCGCTTGTTGTCTTATTGGGGTTGGCGGTAATATATTTATTACCATCTGCCTGGGTTCTTTTAGAAATTCAAACAGAGCGCGAGGGATTTACTGATGCTAAACCATGGTATAATGATGAGGCTCCTTCTAAGGCGGATGATGTCGTGGAGGTATATGATGAAATAGGGCTGGGGGCATCTCTTCATAGGAGGACTCTCCCGACAGCGGTCAATCCGTTTATGAATGTTCTGATCGATGAGATCAAATACAGTCCTACACGTCCAGTGGCTACATCTATCACGGACCCTAGTGTCCGGGTGCAGTTGGACGATTTCTTCCGGACAGAATTCAATGCAGATCCCACGGATGTGTTTGGAAAGACGCAAAGCCAGAGGCAATTTGTATCCATGCCGAGCACGGGTATTCCGAACGACCAGGGTTCTTACCAGAACTGGCTGTATAAGATACCTGGTAAGACATGTAAGGAGGGTGGCCGGGAGGCATGCCTCCCGGGAACGGATGGGGGGGCGATTCCTTGGCTCAATGTCACCCCTGCTTGAGCAGGGGATCCACATAAGGGAATTTTACTCCCGAATGTCACCCCTGCCTGAGCTTAACGCTTCATCTTTTGTGTCAGAACCCTCACCCCCTTTTTGCAAGAAAACTTACGCAAAGTCTTCCCCCGAGTCTGGAGAACACTTTTCGTACATATTGCAATACTTGCCGATTTCCTGCTTTGAGGTGAAAGATAGTGACGACCCTTATAATGGACTTTTCCCACAAGAAACATACTTTTCCGGACCGCTTTGATACAATCGCAAAACTTCTTGGAGAGGGAGCGGCTACGGGTTTGGACCATTCTATTTATTTCATATCTTATTCTATCGCTACCATTCAGAAGAGAAATGCAGGTGAATCGTCTTACACACCCGAATGACGATGAGAGTGGCATCAAGCAGTATTTCACACAGTCTATAGGCCCCGGCGCTTATACTTTGACGAACTTAGTGCCGAGTGCGCGCGAGGTGAATCCTCTGGCTGCGAAGGAACTTTTAATGTATGCACGGGAAGGCTACGGCGCGAATAATTCTCAGATAGATGCGGAGTCTGTTCTGAAGAACCAGCCTGAATTCAACAATAATCGTTGTAATATTCGTGCGCAGGCCCGGCCGTTTCTCGGTGTTCCCTATATGGGCGGTGGCCGTGGTAATGCTGAGGTGGAGAGCCTTCTCCTACATTCCGAGCAAGTTCGGCAGGGTAAGGAGTGTGGAACAGTAACTGAGCAACAGTTCGATGGTGTTTTTACTCCTTTGATTCCCATGGTAAAGGATAATATCCAGAAGCCTGAGAATCTCATAACTGAAATGGCGTCGCCCGGTTGGATTCGTGGCGGTCTGCCCAGTCGCTCCTATATCCGTGACGTGAATTGTTAATATGCGTAAATAATATAATGTCGTCGCTTACACGTAAGGCATATGGTAAGCGTCGTCGTAATGCCACCCGGCGTTCGCAGAGGGGCGGTAATCATAGACATCGTTATGTGAGGGTCAATCCCCGTAGTTTGGGCGGTTTATGCATATGTAGTTGTGGTGCCTGGAAATATGGTTGCTAATACTTATCTAGAAAGAGAATGGCATCTCTATCCGAGGCATATCCTGCTCCGAACAGTGCTGCTGCATTAAACGAAAGGGCTGAGAACCCGCAGCGTTATGATCAGCTCCCCGAGTTTGTCCGTCATGTAAAAGAGCGTCGGCATATGCTGGGAATTGTGGGCGGCAATGAAGTGAGTCGTGCAGCAGGTGATATGGCCGACTTGGAGTCTGACTTGCTTGGTATCACTCGCCCGATTTCCAATGCTGCAATACGCCATCATTTACCTCCCAAGGGAAAAACGGAGATTATCCGCGAAAACCCGAAAATGACCTTAGTTATTGATGCGAGCTTGGTTGATTTACCTGCATACCAGCAATGGGCATATCCTGCAGTTATGGCGCCAGAACCTTTACGGAAGGAGACATGTTCTCGGCCTGAGAAATATTGAATCACGGTAGCAAGAGCCCCATGGCATTATCAGTAAAACAACAGGCTCTGACGCGTGGAAAGTTTGATGATTTCCACCAAGTGGATGATATGCGCATTACATCGTATGCACTCCGTTATTATTTGAATCCTCCGGATGCAAACTGTCCTGTAAGTTTTCCGATAAATGCGACAACGAGGATTCAGCAATCGGGGGCGAGTTGGCCTTCCGGAATGTGGAAGACAGATGTGGAATCCGATTTGAAGGGTATTAATCGGTTTGGTTCTCGTATTAAGGCTGTGCTATACAATCCTGATACAAACGTCATGAACAATACTCCTTTGGAGGCAGCAGCGGATGAAACGATGCCGATGCTTTTTCAGCGCCTTGTAAATCCTCCATGCACCCTCCGTGGAACAGGATGGAATCGCTGGGAGGCGCTTGCCCATCAACCGCAGGTGACGTTTGAAACCCCCTTCGACTTTTTTATTCCGTCTCGCAGCTTGGATAAGGAGCGTTGTAAGACACATGGTGGCATTGGTACGGCGTAATGCACATCACGGTAAAGTTTTTTCGTTTCAACCCCTTTAAAGGATTTGAAACGAAAGGATATCACGTTACGGACCCGTCATTTTGACCCCACAGGATAGTAGAGTATGGAAGCTGCAGCCCTTTTTGTAGCAGCTGCGGCCCTCTTTGGGGTAGTTGTTAGAAATTCGGAACCTGAGAAGGAAGCTTTTGAATCGGCTGTACCACGTGGAACAGCAGCAGATCCTCTTACACAAGCGGCGCGCGGGGCAAGTGTAACCGGTCCCCCGCAGCAGATTGATCTTATGTATCAAAACCTCATGAGTCAGCCTGTTCCACCGAGCGAGCCAAATCCCGGCATACAAGGAACTCTAATGAACTATGCGCCCCCGCCGATTCGAACGGCTCCGATGATGCCCAACCTTCAACCACGCCCAGAACCGATTGATACGGCTACAGCGAGTGTTGCAATGAATCCGGCGGGCATTCAGGCCAAACCAAACTATTTAGATGGCGAATTCATAACAAGTGAGCTAACGGGTAGTCGTGTTGCAACATCTGATTTTACACACAATAACATGGTCCCCTTTTTTGGTGGCCGTGTTCGTCAAAATGTGGGTGCGCAAACAAACTCGGGAATTCTTGACACATATACTGGCTCGGGTGTTACACAAATTTCTAAAAAGGAGATTGCGCCTATGTTTGATACTGCGCGCGCGCCTTTCGGCAACCCCTTTGGAATGGAAGATCAAACGGACTTTGTGCAAAGTCGTATTAATGATCCTCGTAGTCGTGCAGGAGAACGTCCTTTCGAGCCGGTGCGTGTTGGACCCGGTGTGAATGAAGGATTTGCTGCGACAGGTAAGGGCGGATTCCAGCAGTTTGAAGTAAATCAATATATGATTGACAATATTCGTAGAACAGATGACCTGCGCACAAGTGATAACCCTAAAGAGACCTATAATCAACCGGTGGTTCCTGGGCAACATTTTATTGGCACATCCGCCCAAGAAGCGGGTGAAGTGAGAAAATATCGCCCCGATAAATTCTACATTGATGAAAGTGGGGAACGCTTCTTCGTCACTACAGGCGATGTTATCAAGGAGGCTACGCGCCCCATTCAAGTTCTCAAACATACATCGCGTCCCGAAACAAACTCTGATGCTATTGGCCCTGCTACTGCGCAGGAATTCGGCGAGTCTTACGTCACTGGCTCGTATCGTGCGCCGATGGTTCAGCAATATGGCGGAGCTGGATATCGTAATGCTGATATGACTTCTTATACAACGGCAAATACAGATGCGCCAGAGGCCGATTATGGGCGTTCAGGGTATGAAGTGCGGCCGAATGAGCGTAATTCTACAAGCGAGCGGACGATGGGTCTCAACTTAGTGCCCGCTGAAGCGGGTGCTCTAACCATTCACTACGAGGATACCAATCGCCCTACTCGTCGTCAGGAAATGGTGGGGAATATTCGCCAAACTGGTGTGGCAACTGGTTACGCGCAGGGAGCACCTGCTGTTACGGTGTGGGATCCGAATGATATTGCGCGCACAACCGTTAAGGAGGGAACTATTAATTTGAACTGGTTTGGCCAGGCTGCACCTGCTGCAGATGGTGCGACCCGTCTCAAAGTATATGATCCAGATGATATCGCTCGCCCTACACAGAAGTCGCAGCTCACCAATAAATCGGAGTATTATGGTCCATCTAACTCGGTCAATAAGGATTTCACCAGCCATGATGCAGCCTATAATATGCGCCTCAATCCTAATAAACAGGAGATTGCTTTAGGGCGTGATCCCATGCACGGTAATGGTGGTTCTCTGGCTGTATTCGATGGGCATATTCATCAGACAGCCAAGAAGATTGATGCCGATATTGTAAATGATCGTGCTAATGCTGTAAATCGTGTTGCAGGCATTCCTACTGGCGTGGGCGACATTGGCTATGTGCGCCCCCGCGTCCCCCTGAAGTTGGATGTAAGTCGCCAGCGCAACAGCCCGGATATGGTTGCGGCTGTAAATTCTAATCCTCTGATGGCCTCGCAAAATCTTGCATATAATGCGAGTCACGACGAACAACTACTACAAGAAATGTTGGCAACTATATAGAATGGGTGCAGGGGCAAGTACTAATAGTAGGGGCAAAATTAACCCACGCGAACTAGAAGCGAATGTTGAAGAAATTAAAGCGGAATACTTAAACTTCGGAAAAAAGATACAGGGATTGAATCAACATATTAAAAAGGGTAGGGGAGCTTCGGCGATTACTTCCTCTTTACAGGAGAAGTTTAATCAAATTGACGATGCACTTGGGCAATCAGGGGGTTTCGCGCAATCGCTGTTAATGGGTGCAGAACCGAGTGGTTTAGGATTATCCGCAGAAGAACTAAATAAAGAAAGTGTTGAAGATATTTATAAAGTTATTCAAACGGTTATCGCTGCTCAACAGGGGGGGCCTGCTCAACAGGGGGGGCAACGGAAGAAAAAGCGCGCGCAGAAAAATACTCGTCGCCGGCGTCGCACTTAAACTCTTCACTGCGATCCTCAATAGGAATGGGATCAAAACAACCCTGGAAAGGTGCGCTACTTGTTAGTGGGGAACCTGGCACGGGAAAAACTCGGTGGATTCGTGAAGAGGCCGCGGTTGTAAGAGCAAAACTCTTTCGATGGAACGCACGAACGGATCGAAGTTTGAGAGAAGGACGAGAGATTCTACATCAACAGGTGAGATCAAAGGAGCGCCTGTTCGTGTGGATTGAGGGCGCCGATGATCTTACACAGGAGGCACAGGCATTTCTGCGTAGGATCCTGGAGACTGCTGCGCCGAGTGTAACATGTGTTTTGGAAGTGCGGGAACTTTGGAAACTCTCCCCGCCTATTTTATCTAGATGCACTATCGTATCAATGCGTTCAGAACAGTCATATAGGACCAACAGGAACAAAACAATTGCTGGGGCCATGGGTATCTTAACAGATTCTCCGCGAATGAATGAACTCCCGGCGTGGAAGGATATTGTACAGTTGAGAAAAGATGGATGTGACCCGTATAGGATATTAGACTTGATCATTCAGTTATATGGCGCAGAAGATATGTTAGTTCATGAATGTATCCGAGCTATTGGGAGTGGGTCATCGCCATGGATTCAGATTAGCCATTTTCTTCTTAGAGCTCCGCTGCCGCGTCCTATTTCGGTTTGATAACTCCTCCTATATTTCAGATATTTCAACGAATGGATATTACTGGTGAAGGGATTAGCGTATATTCAGAAGCAAAGGGGGAATATACGAAACAACTGTGTCAATATATGCTTCCCGCATTACAACAGTATTTTCTTGATATGCTTGAAGATGCAAAACAAAAAGAGCCTGACAACAAGAAAGTATTGTTAAAATTTCAACAGTTGTTTGAAGATGTCCCGGATTGGAATGCAGATAAAGTTCAGCGTGAGACTACAACGCTTGCGAACTCGACGCAGTGCGATTATCTTGAGGAGTTACTTACTGCAGTATTTATTGCCCACACAAAGATTCTTTCTGCGATTCGGTTATCATCTCGGCAAAAGAAGCTTCATATCACTATTCCTAAACTCGATCACTTTCTTCACAGGACATTGATTGAATGTTCTCGCTTGTTGTGGAGTAACACCTATTTATTTTCAATGAATGCACCCTCTATGGAGCGTCAAAAGAACTTGCGTCAGATCGAGTCTATTTTGCACAATGGGATTCAACAGGCCATTAGAAGTATGTTGCCTGTGAAGAATATTCTTCGGGAGTATTTGCGTGAGGAAGATGATGAGGAGGTGGATGAAGAAGAAGCGCCTCCCACCACTGCGGTCGAGCCCGAGTCAAAGCCTGAGCATGAGTCCAAGCCCGAGCCTGAGCCTGAGCCTAAGTCCAAGCCTGTGCCTGAGCCAGAGTCCAAGCCTCTGCCTGAGTCCAAGCCTGTGCCTGAGTCCAAGTCCGAGAAAAAGGAGGAGAAGCCTAGTTCATCTGCAGCCGAAACAGGACCGGTGGTCTTTACGGGTATAGATACCAGCCAAACACAGCCTGTAGAGGAATTCAAGGAAGCGCCTGAAACAGAGATATTTGAATCGGATGGCGAGGAGATAAAGATTTTAGATGGTTCTCCGGAGCCGATGGATGGTTTTGAGGAACTAGATAAAAAGGATGAAGTTCTTCAAATGGAGTTTGAGGAACTTTCTTAAGCGCGGTGGCTGCAGCGTTTTTTATTCCTGTTTAGCGGCCAGAATGTCACAAACCCCCCTAGTCTCTGGAATGATATTGGGAGGAGTCGTTATTTCGGCACTAGGTGCGGCGAGCACGAAGTTCTTAGAAGAGAAAAATCCTTCGGTAAAAAGCCTTGGGCGCGATTTTATTGTTGGGGCGGTAATGGTTGCAATGATTATTCAGCTTCTTCCTGAATCATCTACAAGCGCTATTGAATTCCTATTGAATCTTGTTCCTCTAACACTGTTTGTAAATAAGAAAACAGAGGTAGTTGAAGCGGCTAGTGACGATGTTGAAGTGAAGGTGGGGGTTCCGAAGTTCTAAGGGTAAAATAGAATGTTCGGTTTTCTGAAAACGCTGAAAAACAAGGGGAGGCGATATTTATTTGGTAATAGAGGCAAGTGGAATGCACCTGGAGCTACAAGAAGATTGAATAATGGATCTAGTGCAAAACGCACATTGCTTGGTCGTATTAAAAACAAGGCAGGGGATTTCCTTTTTGGAACAAGACAAAATCGGAAACTTTCTGGTAAATTAAAAAACTCCTTGGAAGCATTTATAGAGGAACGCATTCCAGGGTTAGGTCTTACGAAAAGTCGCCAGCACGAACTAACACGAAATGAGAGTCGAGCCATTTTTGCGCAGCAGGCTGCGCGTGAAGCGGCTGCGCAGCTCGCAGAAATTAGAGCCGCAGTTGGGGCGGCTGGGGTGGGGCTTGAGGCGCAACCGCACAGTCCCCGAACGGCGGCGGCTTTGAAACGGGCGGAGGGGCGCTTGGCGGCGGCGGAAGCAGCAGCCGATATATTTCCGGGATTGCGCTCAGAAAGGGGGGGAATGGTATGGCATGAAAACCCTTTAATACAGGCGCGGCGTGCGCGTGCTCGGCAAGCTCCCCCCCCTTCAGAGCGCGTATAAAAGGACCAACGGTGCGCAGGTTAGTGGAACGCATTGAAGGTGCAAGGACGCGGAGGCGCCGCAATTAAGCATGTTGCCATATGATGTTACCAAAATTACCGTGTTGTAAGCACACCACGGTAATTTTATATGTATCAGTAATAGAATGACGGGGATTTTAAACCTTTTAAAAGGCGCAAAAAATCGAACAAGGCAAATTTTCATGGGTAATAGAGGCAAATGGAATGCAGCTGGGGCTACAAGAAAAATGAACAATGGATCTAATGCAAAACGCACGTTGCTTGGTCGTATTAAAAATAGGGCAGGGGATTTCCTTTTTGGGACAAGACAAAATCGGAAACTTCCTGGTAAATTAAAAAACTCCCTGGAGGCATTTATAGAGGGGCGCCTTCCAGGGTTAGGTGTTACAAAAAGTCGGCAACATGAAATGACTACGAAAGAAATAAACGCAGCGTGGGACAAATTTACACGCCTGGCGAAACGAGCTAGACGGCACCGGCGGGCGGGGGAAGCTAAAAGACTTCCCGTGCTTTTACGCACACTCATGTTTGCAACCCTGCTAGGACAGGCCGCTAGACCTCCTCCCCCCCCAGAACCTATGCTTTTTACTGTTCCCGCTCTAAACGATATGGCCCCCGCATCGCCCGCGCTGTCCTTTCGCATGGCGAGAAGTGCTAATAACAACGGAAGCCCTCTCGCGGCGGCGGCTTTTGGATTGCCACCACCACCCGCGCGTGTTCATCGTCCGATGAGATTACGCTACGCGCTACCGCCTCACCACAAAAGATAAGCGACCCCTGCTAAGCCCCACCGTTAAGCAAACAGCTGCCACTTTTTCACATCCTCGCCGATTTCTGACGGGTTCACTTGGAACTGGTCAAAAACCGGCTGTTTGAACTGCTGGGACGGCACGGCCTTATGCACATATTGTGCAATATGTTTATAAAGATAAAAATCGGGATAACGTTCTTCACCAGAAGGTTCTATAAGAATATTACAGCCATTATCATCCATCATCCACGTCCATAAACAATTAAAAAGAGGAGATACAGTTTCATTCACTTCAAGTCCCTCCTCAGTGCTTATGACTTCACCCCCCTCCTTATCTTCGGGTGCATCAGGAAACAGCGCATTGAATAAGCTTACTGCAAGACGCGAGAGATCAAATGAGGGATTCGGTGGAATATCCTCTACTGGGCGCGGAACAAGAGGTTTGAAACTGTACTGCCCTTCTGCATCGTTTCCTGGGCGGAAATCGTCGCTGATAAATTGTGTCCCGTTGATTGTAAAGATAGCACGACCAAAATCTATAATACGGAAAAGTTTTCCAAACGTGGGGACTTTAAATACGGCGCCCGAACGTAATGTATAATACATGAACTCCTCCGTAGTGGGCGTCCAAACAACATTATTTGTGTGAAGATCATTATGCGTAAATCCAATGACAGCTTGTGCTACACTCAGGGCTGCAACAATCTGGAAAAGCCATGCCGACCAACGGAGTTCCCATTCAGGTGTTCCAGGCGTTGCACCCACCTCTTCAATATCATCTAATAAGGAATCCATTGTCCCTCTATTGTTTTGTATAGCGATCAGCATCACAGGAAAATCCTTCATTTCTGCGTAAATCTTGAACGGATCTTCCGATACACTTTCATCATTACTATCCTCCATTTCTTCCGCAAAAGATACAGATGACATTTCATCAGAATGAAGGGAATTCATTTCTCCAACTTCTACCTCGACGTTATCAGTTATATCAATTGCCTCGCTGGTATGCGAGTCTTCCGAGTCTGTTAAACTTTCTACAACAGAGGGCTCACGAAGAATCTCATTGAGTTTATCATTATCGATCGGTTCCTCAGATCCTTGGACATACAGTTCAAACATTCCATTCTTTTTACCATTCCAAAACCAGCGCGAATTACGAAAGCTGTCAAACTCTTCAGATAGATTATATCTATAAATATCTGCCGTTGCGCAAAATGCACCGTAAAACTCGTTGAAGTGGGGGGACAGGCCCTCCTCGCATAGGCGACCTAGAGCATAAGCGGCAATAGCCTCTACATACGCTTGATTCCAAGAATCTTGTAGCTTGGTCCATGCATTTGTCCATGTCTTATTATGCCATGGAAGCCCTGGTTCTTTAGGGAGACTATAACGCCCCTTCATCCAGCGAACCGGGTCTAAAAGGTGTGTTACCTTAAGGTAAGCTGGATGAACCTTTTTTTCTTCTAAAATCGAACCGGAAGTATCGATATTTTTCATTAAATTTAAAGAACATGGGCCGGATGTTCCAGATATGTCTATCCCGGTAATACGCCATTTAGAGTCGAGCCAAATATTATCGGTTGTATGTTTTGTTAGGCGGAATAACTTGGAAAGTGTCGGGAAGAAAGTTTGTAGTGAGGTGAAACCTCTTACATTTGCCAACTCTTTGGGAAAGGGGGCAATCCGGAAGCGGGGTGAAGGAAGGGTTATACCCCGGAGATTTGTGTGCATTCTTACCGGGTTTAATACCCTTTTATGGCGCGGTATGACGCACGCTGAAAAAAGTGATTTCCTGTATAGTTGTAATGGCCGCAGCAGTGAATGTATCATTGAAGAAGTTTGATATGCGCAAAATCCCACAAGATGCAGTAGTAATTTTTATTGGGCGCCGTCGCACAGGTAAATCGACATTGGTGCGTGACCTGTTGTTTCATCATCAGGATATGCCTCTTGGAACGGTGATCAGTGGCACTGAAGAATCGAACTCCTTCTACGGAAAGATGATTCCGCCGCTGTTCATTCACGGCGAGTTTTCCCCGATGATTCTTGCCAACTTCGTGAAGCGGCAAAAGATGATTATGGGCCGTATTCAGCGTGAGCAGCAAGGGGGGGGTAAGTCTCGCCTGGATCCGAGATCGTTTATGATTCTCGATGACTGTATGTATGATGACAGCTGGACACATGACAAGAATATTCGTTATCTTTTTATGAACGGTCGTTGGCTGAAGGTGTTCTTCATTATTACAATGCAGTATCCTCTGGGTATTCAGCCGGCTCTCCGGACTAACGTAGATTTCGTATTCATTCTGCGCGAACCCTATGCGACAAATCGCAAGCGCATTTTCGAGAACTACGCCTCGGCCTTCCCGAGTTTCGAGTTTTTCTGCCAGATTATGGATCAATGCACGCAGAACTACGAATGCCTTGTAGTGGATAATACGAGTCAATCGGCAAAACTAGAGGACTGTATTTTTTGGTATAAGGCCGATATACACAATGATTTTCGGATTGGAGCGGCGGAGTTCTGGCAACACTCGGCAAACTACTTTAGAGACAAGCAGGAGGAGGATGATAATGCGTATGACCCGATGAATGCTCGTAGGCTGAAGGGGCCTGTCCTGAATGTTCAGAAAAAATCATAAATGTATTCTGTAGATGGAGGTTGAATTATATGGCCTCGGCATGCTTTTGCTTCTCGCAGTTATGCTACTGATTGCTGATAGGGTGTATAGGATTAATCCTATTTTATTTCGCCAAGGCTTTGCCGTCGCGGGCTATCCTCAACGTTGTGGAACTGATTTAGAACCATGCCCCTTTCCGAAACGTTGTATGAATGGATTTTGCTATTCAACAGATGAACCTCAAATGTATGATAGAAATCCCCTCCCGGTCTTGCCATAAATACTGCGTCCTAAAATAGAAATGAAACATCCTCGCGGCGCATATGGCTTAGTTGGGCTATTCGTTGTTTTGTTAGTGGCTGTTTCTGTTCTTCCTTGGATTCGTAGGACTTTTGCGCGTTCTTTTCCCGAAGGCTTTACGGACAGCCGTCCTGTGGACTGCAAGGGAGTGACTTGCAAGGAGGGGGAGTTCTGCCAGGAAAATGTGTGCAGAAGCCGGTCTATTTCGTATAGCAACAACTATTTTGACAACGGGGATTCTGTAAGCAGTTCTTAACGACGAGTTTTATATGAAATATGAATAGAAATGCCCCCCGCTGATATAAGAAACAATAACACCAATCCCGCGACACTTAAAAGGGAGGTTCAAGCAGGGCTTCGGCGTAATCCTAAGATGTGGGGCGGTGAACGCTTTCGCCCAACTGGAAACAATAACTTTAGGACATTGCGTGCACGTTCTAGAAGGCTTAGCGTGAGAA